TATTAATGTCAAGATTAAACAAAAAAATTTAAGATATGAATTACTTAGAAATTATTAATGAGCTAAACCAAGAGCTTTATGAAAAGGTTGGTGAAATAGGTAGAGACTTTAGCTACTCTACAAATGGATATGAAGATATTGTAAAATTTGGCGAGATTATGATATGGAATAGTGAAATGGATGAAAGGGAATGGATTGAAGATAAGAATGATTACGAACCATTTAAACCTTTTATAAAGCGGATGTATAACCAAGAGATTGAAAAGTTGCAACTATTTAAATTTTAATTGCAGCTAACGGTTCTAATAAAATACGTCAAGCCGATAGGCGTATGGATTTTATTTATTGTTATCGGCTTTTAAAATTTAAAAATATGATTTGTCCACATTGCGGTAAAGAACTCGAAATACCAGAAAATAGTGAAAGAAATATGGAAAGCTACCAAAATCCCGTTTTAACAATAACTAAATGTTGCGGTAAAGCTGTAAAAGCATTCCCAAGATTTACTTATTCAGCAATAATCTATGATGGAGATGAAAAAACAGATGATTGGGGTAGGGAGTTTAAGTAATTGCCGATAACAATAAGCTAAACATCTGCGACTAAAAGGAGTTGTTTTTAGCAACTGTTATGATTTAAATAATAATATGAACGGAAAAACGCCAGTTTTTTTGTAACATCACACCGATTTATACGTATAATATAGTATGATACGTTAATTAAGATTGTAATTATTTGATAACTTTAAAAAATATTTTATATGATTGTTTTAGAATCTGTTGGTTGTTATTTTAATGATGAAACTATTACCATTTATCCTATTTTAGCTGATGGTGGTTGGTATACAAATGAAGGTGTCGATATCGCTGATTGTTCTGATGAATGGTGGTCACACTTATCTGAGGGTGATTTGGAAATAGTTTCTGAAGCTACTAATAGCTATTATGGTGGTGGTGTTGCTACTAATGATAGTGCTTTTGATGTATATGTTTCGAATTTAAATTGGAATTAAATTAAATAATTTAAAAGGACTTTAACATTTTCTTAACAAAATTTTAACATTTAAAGCTTGTTTTTTTGCTTTAAATGCTCTATCTTAGTATTGTACGGTTGATGGGGGGATTGGTTATTGAATCACATTTAAATAAAGATAATATGAAAAAGTTAAATGCAATGAAAAGATACGAAATGGCTAAGAATGATATTAACGCAATCAATATGACAGAGCCGTTTGAAACCACAACTGAATTATACGTTTGGAGCGTTGATACATTAAACCCATTTGATGAAGGAGAAATCACTTCTTCAAGGTACTACGCTGAGGATATTAATGGAGGTAACACTATGAGAATATCACTTGAAGATTACATCTTTTTCTTTGAAAAATGTAGAGTTAAAAAATAATTTGTTTATATCTAAAATACTTAAAAATACAATATGAAATCACATAAAAAGTTATTAAGGTGGACAAAATCCGATTTGTTATTGGGTGAATTAAAACATAAGTTGGCTTTGGCTAAAGAACACTGGAATGAAACATCCGAAAAACATATGAACCATCATTCTGATGTTGGTTTGGGGGACATATTGGAAGCCTCTAATGAAGTTAACAAATGGCAAGAAGCTGTTGATGCGGTTGAATCGATGCAGAGTAATCAGTTATTATTATCTAAGTTGTTATCTTAAACTTTAACATTTCCTTAACACTTTAGGACTTGACTTTTTGCTATACTTATCGTATCTTTATATAGTAAGGTTGATAGGGAATGAGGGGATTAAATCACATTTAAATAAATAAAATATGACAAGTATGAAATCTATTACACCACCAACAGTAACAAAACCTTGGTCAAACGAAATGTACGAATGGAACGAAACGGTTGCTGATTTAATGAAAGCTGAACTTCAAATCAAAATCAATGAGGCTGGAAAAGCTGATGATAGAGATACACTTAATGAGTTAAGTTGTGTATTGGGTAGTGGTGAGTTTGGTGAAGGATTTACTATTGGTGAGATATGGGACCGGTGTTTAACGGAGTTGGAAAGAGTTCCTAACTATTGGTTGAATCAAGAATGGGATTACGCAGTTAAAAGTGGTCTTGTTTCTGATTGTGTTAAAATTAATTTTGTTGGATACTAAAAATATAAAGATGGATAATCAAATGCTTGTTTTAAATAGTTGTATTGAAAATGGGTTTTTTAAATGCCCAAGTTGTAAAGAAAGTTGGACACCGGAGCCATTAATAGAAAATGAGGGTGAGGACAAAACTCAAGTTTACTGTTTATATGGTTGTGGATACATTTTTTTAGAAGATTATATAAACGAAAAATAAAATGGATTTTTTTATAATAAAGTTGATTTTTGTTTTTTTAAGTTGGTATTGTGTAATTAAACAAACTATAACCAATATTGTTAAAAGTAATAAAACTAAATAAAGATGGATAATAAAGATTATGTAGTATCATACTACACCGGTGGTTACACATCTAATAGATTTAGACATGATTACATTGTTACTGCTAAAAATAAAACAGAAGCCAAACGGATGATTAAAAACCGTAACTATAATGCTAAAGGTGTAACTGCATCATTGGTTTCTGAATATAAATATTTAAATCCTTATTCTGTTTTTGAAACATTTTAGAGCTAGACATCGTATAATATAGTGTAGGTTGTTTCGTTATGGGGTGTTTGATTTTTTTCATTTTTAAAATTTAATTATATTATGGCTATCAAAAAAACATATGAAGATGGTTGGGATTGTGAACCTAACTTTAGTGAAGCGGTTAAAACCTTAGATTGGATTAAGGAGTATGTGTATGAAATTAAACATTGTGTTAGAGCATCGGATATTAATGATATGAAATCTGAAATGATAGATTGCTTAAAAGAAGCAATTATGTGTCTTGAAGATGTCAATGAACGTAACCAATGGGAAACTATTGATGATGAATGTGATGATATGGATTCAGATATAGACCCGGCCGGTGGTTATGGGTTATATTCACATATTTAATTTGGTACTTATGAAATATTATATTAGAGAATCTGTAAATCATTTCTTTATTTCAGAATCCAACTCATTTGCTGAAGAACATCCTATCATAACTGAGTTTGATAAACCGATGATTCCAAGACATGCATTCATAATTGGATTTCAAAATTTATGGATGGGTGGGTTTTATGGAAGTTGGCAAGTGGATAAATCAAATATTGATAATGTGGATACCATTTTATCTAAATTTAAACTATGAAACAACATATAAAACAATTATTAAGGGAATGGTTTTTAAATGAAGATTTAAGTGATGATGAAATGAATAATCTTAAAAGGTTTATTGATTCTGGAGATGGGGGTAATATTTTTTTAAAAAAAATGATATTTATTGTAACCTTTTGACTATAGACATCGTATAATATAGTGTAGGTTGTTTGGTTGTGGTGGTTGTTATTTTTCATATTTAAAAAATGTTATTATGATTATTTGGATTTGCGTTCTTTCTTTGATTGCTTGTAGTTTGTATACTGATATCGCTGATGATATTGATTCTTGGAATAGGGATGTTAAAAATCTAAAGTAATAATTTATGAAATATTTTGTTCTGTTTTACATTTGTGTTAGTTGTTTTAACACTTCTTTGAAAAATGATAATAGTATTAATCGCAAGTTTTGTGATATTATAGATACTACACTTACCATTGATATTGATACGGTAACTGTATGTGATTCTAGATTACCTAATTTAGATACACTTGCGGCTTATATTTTAACTCAAAGTAAGAATGATAGTGTTGATATCAACTGTATGATTCAGGTGATGTTAAATCGATTTAAAATGAGTGGGTTTACTTACATATCTAATATGTTATATAGTAATACATCGTATGGTAGTGGTACTGTAAAACGTGGTGGTGGTAGATATTGGTTTACTACTAAAAGTGAAAAATATAAACCATTAATTGAATCGGAAATTAAAAACGTATTAAATGGTGTGGTATATTATGATATGGGTGATACTAAGTATTTTTCAAATCATAAATGTACATATCATAGTGGAAACCCAAAATATAAATTTGTATTGGCTACCAAAAAACACCAATATTATGTAACAAGCTAACCCAATTACTTATGAATTCATTGGAAAGTATCATATTTAATACCATTTTATATGTAATTTTAATATATCATGGTTTGTTATTTATGAACAAATCATATAATCAATTTTTAAAAATAAAGAAAAAGTTATGAATGATTCTAATTTAATATTTACACCAACTGAAAACGAAAATGAATTTAAAATCACCTTTAATGGTGAAGTTTATGGTGTATTTAATCAATTTGATACCGATGCATATACACTTCTGAAGCTTGGTATTAAAATAGGGCAAGCTATAGAAGCTCAAAACTTGGTTGAATTCCTAAAAACAGAAATATCAAAGCGAAATGAAGATGGATGATAAAGAAAAACAACGGATAGAAAAGCTAAGAACTGCTTTGAATACATTAATATCTAAGAAAAAAAGTATTAATGGTGTTATAGTATCCGACCCGGGTGATGAACAGCAATTTTACCATATAACAAAAAAAAATAAACATGAAAACAAAAATTTATAAAAGTAGGTTTTGGATTTTATTCGTTTTATCGATGTTATTGTTTTATGCATCGGTTGTACCTACACTAAAGTACACATTTTATGCTATTAACATAGTATCCGCACTTTTTTTGATAAATAATTTAAGAAAAACTTAAAAAAAAATAAAAAAAATGTAACATAATTAGGAATTTTTTCGTATAATATAGTGTAAGTTGTTTTGATTTTTTGACTTTTTAAAAATATTTTGATACATATGAATAAGTTTTTAATTTTTTCGGTTTTTGCGTTTGTTTTTTCAAGTTGTTCACCTTGGATTGTTTCACCATCATTAAAATCCGGCAAATGTGTACGGATGCCGGATAAAACGTATACACTTCGTTATGGTGATGATAGGTTTCACGACGATGGTGAATTGATTGATGAATTTTACGCAATTTATGGTAGTGATACAGTTCACATTTACACAAAACAACGTGTACGAAATTCAAATCCTACTAAATACATTAACTAAAGGTATTGGTTCATAGTGTAACGGTTAGCACAACTGCCTTTGACGCAGTTAGTTTAGGTTCGAATCCTAATGAACCAACAATTAAAAACCCATTAGCTCAATTGGATAGAGTATCTGGCTACGAACCAGAAGGTTAGGAGTTCGAATCTCTTATGGGTTACAACAAAAAAAGTTATTTGAAAATTGGGGCTGACATGGAATTGACAGCGTATGGAAGTTATAAGTTCAGTATGGGTGATGACCTACATCAAACCTTTAAGTGGCGACACTTCTCTTGCTATCGCAGCCTAATTCTTAGGTAAGAAAGCACATCATTTCAGTAAGTATGCTTGTAGTTGAATAAGATGTAAAAGGAAGTAGATGGTAAAATAAGGTATTGATAGATTAACCGTAAATGATTCCCAATCATTTTTAATGATATCAGTTTTGGAAGTTTAGAAAAACTTATCCTAATTACTGTAAACCTTATAGTGAAAGTATGATTGGACGTGGGTTCGAATCCCACCAGCTCCACTATCGGAATTTAGCTCAGTTAGGTTAGAGTGCTACATTTGGGATGTAGAAGCCACAGGTTCGAATCCTGTAATTCCGACTAAGATAAATGTTGTTTGATATTGTGGGTTTTTTATTAAAGCATCCGTAGCTCAGCTGGATAGAGCAACGCACTTCTAATGCGTAGGTCATAGGTTCGAATCCTATCGGATGTACAAATGCCATCTTAGCTCAATTGGCTAGAGCAGTTGATTTGTAATCAACAGGTTATCAGTTCGATTCTGATAGATGGCTCAACTGCGAAAGTAACTCAATGGTAGAGTATCTGCTTACCAAGTAGAAAGTTGTGGGTTCGAATCCCGCCTTTCGCTCAAATGGTGTTATTAGCTCAATCGGTTAGAGCGTTGGATTGTGATTCCAAAGGTTATCAGTTCGATTCTGATATAGCACCCAAAAACACTACTGTAGCCCAATTGGCAGAGGCATATGACTTAGAATCATATAAGTGTGGGTTCGAATCCCACCAGTAGTACTATTAAAAAACAATGAATGCTTATAGCTCAGTTGGAGTCACTGGTGCGCTCTTACGCCCATCACACAGTTTACAGAGCAAGTAGTTGAAATACCTAGGTAAGTTTCTGAATCGAAACACGGTGGGGAATTTTACTGACTAGAAGGTAAAACAGTCCGTTGAGAAAAACTACATAAGCGCGCAGGTTCGAGTCCTGCTAAGCATTCATTTTCGGAAGTATATGCAAGTGGCTCAAAGCAGGCAGACTGTAAATCTGTTACCTATGGTTTCGGGAGTTCGAATCTCTCTACTTCCACAATTATGGTTGGTTGTCCGAATGGTTAGGTGAAAGGTTGCAACCCTTTTTAAGTAGGTTCGATTCCTACACCAACCTCGATATGGGGCTATGGTGAAATTGGCTATCACGATAGATTTGCATTCTATTATTTTCGGTTCAAGTCCGAATAGCTCCACAAAAAAAATTAAAAAAAATTAAAAAAAATCATATTTATTGTAACCTTTTGATGATAGACATCGTATAATATAGTGTAGGTTGTTTGGTTATAGTGGGTGTTAGTTCTTTGACATTGTGGGTTTTTTTCAAGCGGATATGGTGTAATGGTAACATTGTAGATTTCCAATCTTCAGTTCCAAGTTCGAATCTTGGTATCCGCTCTATGTTTTTAATAAAACCACCGGTAGCTTAATTGGCAAAGCATCTGACTTTTAATCAGGGGAGTGAAGGTTCGATTCCTTCTCGGTGGACACTGGTTTAACTTATTTTCCAAACGCTTGTATTCCATTGTTCGTTTATACAATAAAGAGACAAGATTATAAAAAGGATAAGTAATTAATTGATGATGTAAACATCTGAAGGGGGAGCCACCAAAGTTCCTTTAAAAACCACTCTTCAATTTTTTAAATACGTCTGACAGGCAAGGTGCCGACCAGGTCTCCAAAACTTCGGTGGTAGGGTTCGATTCCTTACAGACGTGCAGTCACATAGCATAACAAATGTACTCAGTTCTTAACTGATGGGATATAGGTTAAAATCCTATTGTGGATAATTGTATAGTATAATTAATACGCTTAGTACTTATCTAAGAAATATAGGTTAAACTCCTATTGCAATTAAAATTTGTCTTGATAGCTCAGTTGGTTAGAGCATCTGACTGTTAATCAGAGGGTCATAGGTTCGAATCCTATTCAGGACGCATGGTTCAAAGGTACAGAGAAGAAGGCCTTCTTCTATTAGTCTAAGAGATAATTGGCATTAACTGTACACAGACATTATCAGATATGGCTTGTCCGGCCGGCAACCCAATATGTTTGATTAAGTCTAGGGTTCGAGTCCCCTATGGGCCACAAATAAGAAACATAATTTAACATTGATATGGAAGCTGCAGAAGAAATTGATATTGTAAATTATTAGCCATGAAGCTAAAACGGTAAAGCGCTAGGTCATACGGCCGAGAGGATATGGGTTCGACTCCCTTGATGGCGACAAATTGCAGAGTAGAGCAGCGGTAGCTCGACAGGCTCATAACCTGTAAGTCCTGGGTTCGATTCCCAGCTCTGCGACAAATGTTTGAACATTAGGTAAGAACGAAAAAAGCGTTGTAGAACAAGTTCATACAAAGATGCTATATGTTACCGTTCTTACCGGTACTGCTCCATTCGTCTATCGGCTAGGACGCCAGGTTTTCATCCTGGTAAGAGGGGTTCGATTCCCCTATGGAGTACAAAATAATATTGGAAGATTGGCAGAGTGGTCGAATGCACTTGACTTGAAATCAAGCATACTGAAAGGTATCGTAGGTTCGAATCCTACATCTTCCGCAAATAAAGGTCTGGTAGTTCAGTTGGTTAGAATATCTGCCTGTCACGCAGAGGGTCGCGGGTTCGAATCCCGTCCAGACCGCTTTTATTGTCCTATAGCTCAGTTGGTTAGAGCGTTCGCCTGATAAGTGAAAGGTCATCAGTTCAAATCTGGTTAGGACAACTAATATGGTGATGTAGCTCAGTTGGTAGAGCATCGGTTTGAAGCACCGTGAGTCATAGGTTCGAATCCTATCATTACCACAAAAGGTCTCTTAGCTCAGTTGGTTAGAGCAACGGACTCATAACCCGTTGGTCGTAGGTTCAAGTCCTACAGGGACCACTTTTAAAAATTAAATAATTTACATATGGGTAAGAACAAAAACAAAAAAGAAGTTATAACTGTTTCTGAAGTAGTTTTGCATAGTTTAAGTAATTTTACTTATGGGTTACTTGGGGCTAGTATAATCGTAAGTATCAAATTAGGGCATGATTTGCCTGTTTTGATAACATATCTAATGTATTATTTTTTCTTAGGTAAGGTTATAAATAGACCTAAATATGTTACTAATGTTGGTAAGTTTATAGTTTTTCCAATACCGACAGCCGTTGGTGCTTTTTTCGGATACAAAGTAGCACCAATACTAATTAATTTGTTTTAGCACCTATAGCTCAGTTGGTTCAGAGCACCTCGTTTACACCGAGGGGGTCATAGGTTCGAATCCTATTAGGTGCACTATGGAAAGATGGTAGAGTGGTAATACAGCAGACTGCTAATCTGTACATCATAGATTTGATGTGTGGGTTCGAATCCCACTCTTTCCGCTGAATAAGCCCGAATGGTGGAATTGGTAGACACGCAGGACTTAAAATTCTGTTCCAATTGTTGGAGTGTGGGTTCGATTCCCACTTCGGGTACTTTAAATTTGGGTTGATTTACATCAAACCCATTTTTTTATGCCGTTTTTTGATTCTGTTATTATTGTAAATACAATACAATATTCTACTAAATAATATGTAACCATTATATATGTATACTATAATGAAAATTTTAGTTTTTTATTTGTTCTTTATTTTATTAATCTTTCTTTTTCAAAATTTAATTTTGTTTTTTATATAAAAAAAGTTGTATATATAGATAATATTTTGTATATTAGAATCGAAATGAATTTTTAAAAATTAAAAACCTAAAGTTATGAGAAAATTACTAACAGCAATTTTAATACTCGCATCAACATTTACATATTCACAATCAACATTGAATTTTGTAAAACAGTTTAAAGTAAATACACATGAGTACTTCATATCTAATGAAGATTATGATACACAGATTTCCACAACAAATTCCAACTTAATTACAATTTCTGCGGAAATAAAAGCAAATACAAATGATAGGATACTTAATCAACTTTTTAAAGTAGGTAGATACAACATAATTATAAAAAATGGTGAAATTCTATTGGATAGAATAAAAAAAATAGTATTTATTAATGGTGTTAAACTTGAAGAAAATGTAACATTAAATATACAAATTCCGAATGGTGTAATACTTATTAACAATACTAATACCAAACTGTTATAATATGAAATTTTGGAAGATACTCATATCGAATTACAAATTAGCAATATTATTAATACTATTATTATACTTATTAACGCTAAACTACAAAAGTAGTAATTCTAATTTAATTATCGATGATTCTACTAATACAAATATCAATACATCTGTTGATATTATTAATTACAATACTACCGATTCTTTATTATTTGATTTAGAAATATATGCTGGTAGATTTGATTCAGTAGTTATCGATGAAAAACCCACTAAAAAACTTTCAAAATATTTATGGAATGGTGCGCCAAGATATCGTAATTGGGTAACACAACGTGAATGGCGTGGTAGTCATTGTAGGGGTAGTGTACAAAAGAAAGCATTTAGAGCTTGGAAAAGTACCGAAATAGATAATTTTATAGATTTTATGTGTATGGCTGCCATAGAAGAAACGGTTGTTTATACAGATATCCCACCAGAACTGATAGTAGCTCAAGCTATCATTGAATCAAATTTCGGAAAGAGTAGATTAGCATCCCAAGCTAATAATTATTTCGGGCATAAGTATCGTGGTTCTGAATCAGATATGTTTGTAATTGCCCACGACGACTCACCTACAGATAGATTCACAAAATATAGGTCAGTCTGGTTTTCAATTAGATATCATAGTCAATTACTAATGCGTAAGTATAGAAAGCGAATACATAAAGAACCAACATTAAACAGATGGCTATACGCTTTATGTGGTGGTTTAACCGTAGATAGTAGTAAGAAATTTGTAAAACGTGGTAATTCAGTTTATGCTACATCGTGTATGACAGAGCCATGTTATTCACAAAAATTAAAATATATAATAAATAAATATAGATTAACTGATAGAATTATTAAACATAACAAAAAATAGGATTTATGAAACAAACACAAACTTATCACGAGGTTACTCAAAAACTAAGAGATTTTTTTTTATCTAAAGGATTTATAGAAGTACCATCACAATCTAGAAAATCAATATTGGCCGCATGTGAAAACCCACATTCAGTAGCAACGTTCACCTACGATGGTGTTGTATGGCCATTACCACAGACTGGTCAGATGTGGTTGGAATATGAGTTGCTTAAAAATCCGGATTGGAATGGGTGTTTTTGTGTATCCACATCATACAGAAATGAAAAAGACCCAATACCAGGCAGACATGAAAAGATTTTCCCAATGTTTGAATTTGAATCCAAAGGTGATTTCGAAGCTCTAAAGAAGTTGAACATTGAATTAGCAGAGTATTTAGGATTTGATACACCTGTACAACTTGATTATGATACGACTTGTAAAGAATATGGTGATGTAGAAATACTCGAAGATGAGCACGAATCTAAGATGTGGAAAGAGCTTGGTCATTCGATATCACTTGAAACATTCCCAATTAGAACATCACCATTTTGGAATATGAAATATATTGGTGATGGTAAGTTTAATAAATGTGATATCATACTGTTCGGCCAAGAGACATTTGGTACGGCTGAGCGTAGTTGTGATTCTGATGAAATGCGGCATTTCTTTTACTCTATTATGGATGGTACATATTGTGAGAAGTTATTTGAACTATTTGGTAAAGAGCGTGTTGAATCAGAGTTAAACGAGTTCCTATCTTATGAGTTCTTTCCAAGATTCGGAGGTGGTATTGGGTTGACTAGATTGGGTAGAGCTTGGGAATTATTAAAAAAAGAAAAAGAAAGTGAACTAAGTGAAATTGTATAAATGAATACTTTTTGGAAAACTGAAAGAAATAGACATGATAAATTTGAATTAGTACCATATGTAAAAAGATACCTAGCAGAAAATGCCCAATTCGATGTTAGGATTTACGTTGGTACTGATTCACAATCCTTAAAAAGATATCCCGATACAGGTTATGTAACTTGTGTTGCTTTTCATTTGGGTACGCTTGATGATTTTGAATTCTATGGACATGGTGTTCATACTATCTATAAAGAATTTAAAGTTCCTAAAATTAGGGATACGTTTCGTAGGTTGTGGCGAGAAGTTGAAGCAACTATGTATATAGCTGAAAAACTTAGGAATTCTGGCATACATATCCATTGTATTGATTTGGATTTTAATAAAAATAAGATTTACGAATCCAATAGACTTATATCCGCCGCAGAAGGTTTGTTTAGGGGTCTTGGGTATAACGTATCATCTAAGCCTGATGAATTGTTTGCGACATGTGCTGCCGATTCTCTTATACATAGAATAAATTGGAAATCTGTACCACTAACTAAATAAAATAAAAGTTATAAATACTGTAACCTTTTATCAACAGACATCGTATATAATAGTGTATAGTGATTGTTAATAAAATACAGATTTATGGCATACAACAAATTTAGATGGTGGGTAACCGGTCGTATTAAGAAACCACTACCATCAACAAAACCTTTATTGGATAGAATTCGTAATGGTGATTTTGAATATTCACCATATTTTGAACAAGCTGAATCACAGCGTAAGCTTTCTGATGAATTGTTTGATACTACTTTTAAAAATTCAAAATCAAATAGTTATATAACAAAGTATATGGATTCGTTAGATTCTGGTCGTATGAATCGTGTACGTGCTTTAAAGTTGGATGATGAAGCGCATAAACATGAATATAACCGACTCTGTACGTTACGTGAAGCGTTGTTTAAAGAGTTCGGATTCGATTTGTGGGATTCTGTCATGAATGATGATTTCAATGGAAATACTGAAGATTTATATTGGTATTATAAAACTAAATAAATTAAGATGGGAAAACATACAAAAGAGCAATTGGATAATATGTCCGATGAAGAATTATTCAAATTGTTAGATGAACGCTCTAACGAATTAAATGAATGTAGTAGACCTTTAGGTAGGTATCATACTAAATTATATACCGCTACATCAGATTTCATATGTGGTAACGAATTCGATAGAGATAGGATAGATAAAGCTTCTGAAATAGGTTCTGAAAATGATAAAATGGTTAATGATAAAATCATAGATACTATGTTTAAAAATGATTTGAAAGAACCTAATCTAAATGTAAAGAATATTAAGACACATCGCTCACAATGGTTTGATTAAAATTAAGTAATATGGGATGGGAATCTATAACCCTAAATTATAAAATATTGTACCTAAAAGAACTTATGCAAAATTGCTCTGATGGTACATTTAATAAAAGTGATATCTATACAGTTGATGCACTTATAACCGGTTCTAGAAATACATATTCAGGCGAATTATCATTTGAATTTTCAAAAAACCATATGAATTTTTTAGAATCGGCTTGGGATTTAGCTGTTAAGTATCAGACGGATAGTTCTATTTTACATTTTATCAAAAAAGAAATACAAAAAAAGTAATAAAAAGTGTAACATTTGTTACACTTTTTTCGTATAATATAGTGTAGGGTGTTTGGTTATGGGGCTGTTGGTATTCACTTATTTAAATTAAAACATTACGTATGGATAATAAAAATAGTAAATTTTGGATTGATTATGACTTCTTTTCACCAATTGATGGTGATTCTAAGTTAGATTATATTGCCTTATCATCATATAAACGGGCCGTATCTAACTTCGTTAACATCGTAACAGGTGAATCAATCAAAGTTAATTTTAACGTTACAGGTGATAGTTATACGGATGGTAAAACTGTTACTATTTCATCTAAAATTGATGAAACTGATTTTGACCCAATCGTTGGGTTGGCTCTTCACGAAGGGTCGCATATTAAACTTACCGATTTTAGAACACTAAACCACATAAATGGGGCTAACTATGTTGAAGATTGTTCTGTTGGTTCGTATTGGTATTCACTTTATGAAAAGTATCATGAGAATATGGTTAATGTTGGTTCTTATGATATCACAAATTTTTGTGAAAATTACGTATCACCAAAATTGAAAAATATCGTAAATGTTATTGAAGATAGACGTATTGATTGGTTTGTTTACACTACGTCACCTGGCTACAGGGGTTATTATCAATCTATGTACGATAAGTATTTCAACGCTAAGCAAATTGATAAGGGTTTGTTGAGTTCTGAATATCGTACAGAAGATTGGGATTCTTACTTTTTTCGTCTTATCAACATAACAAATCCAAAACGTGATTTGGGTGCGTTATCTAAGTTAGGATTGATTTGGCAAATGCTAGATTTAAAAAACATTTCCAGATTGAAAGATACATGGGATGTTATTAAATTATCTTTAGAAGTTTTTAAAGTTATTGAATCTCAAATATCAGTTGATAGTTCCAATTCATCAAATGATGGTGATGATTCTGACCAATCTACCGGTGGTGGTGGTTCTGATGGTGATGGTTCTGATGGTTCTGATTCCGAACAATCAAATGATGGTGATTCTGATGGTTCTGATGGTGATGGTTCTGATGGTTCTGATAATGGTAATACTACTACAGCTGGTAATGGTAATTTATCTGATAGACAGAAACAACTATTAGATAAGGCTATTAAAAAGCAAAAAGATTTTATCGATGGTAGTATCAAAAAACGTAAAATATCTAAATCTGATTCTAAAAAGATAAAAGCTATTGATGAAAGTGGTGTTAATAGTAAAATGTGTGGTGGTGGTGGGCATGATAAAAATTCACTTAATAAAGCTAGAAGTGGTAATAAAACCAATGTAACAATTGTAAATAACTTTACAAAAAAGTTAATTGAATCCAAATTATTGGGCAGCGCCTTACTACCTCTCGATATTGATTCCTGGCGAATTGATAGAGTTAATAGATATCATGAAAACATTGTTAAAGGAACGCAATTGGGTATTATGTTAGGTAAAAGATTAAAAAAACGCTCTGAAGAACGTTCTTTAGTTACACCAAGAATGAAATCAGGTAGAATATCCGGCCGATTGATGCATGAATTGGGTTCTGGTAATTACAATGTATTTAACCAGATAGAGATAGATAAAAGAACACCATCTCTTATACATATATCTGTTGATGCTAGTGGTTCTATGAGTGGTTCTCGATGGGATAAAACACAAACTGCGGTTGTTGCTATTGCTAAGGCGGCAAGTATGACTACTAATTTAGATGTTGTTATCAGTTACAGAACTACATATTGTCCTAATCATAATGATGATACACCATTGGTTATATTGGCTTATGATAGTAGAAAAGATAAGTTTTCTAAAATTACACAACTATTCAAATATATAGATTGTACGGGTACTACTCCTGAAGGTTTGTGTTTTGAAGCTATTATGAAAGATATCATAAATACCGGTGGTAATTTAGAAAAGTACTTCATAAACTTTTCAGATGGAGCACCACAATTTCAAAACAATGATATATATTATGTTAGAGATTACGCTATTAAACATACTAAAACGCAAGTTGATAAAATCAAAGCTAATGGTATAAAAGTTTTAGGTTATTTTATATCTGATAGTTATGATTCTTGGAATTATGATAGTTTTGTTAAAATGTACGGTAACGATTCACAAAAAATTAATGTTGAATCATTGATACCGTTGGCTAAATCTTTGAATAAATTCTTTCATTAATTAAAAAAAGTTTGTAAAAAGTGTAACATTTGTTGCACTTTTTTCGTATAATATAGTGTAGGGTGTTTGGTTATGGGGCTGTTGTTATTTTTAATCTCTTAAATTTTAATTATGTCGAAAGGTAGAAAAACAATGAATGTTGAAAATATGGTTATTTGGGCTAATAAACAGTTATGTAGGACTGATGAATATTCTAATAAGGATGGGTTCAAAGATGGAATTGCTCATATGATTGAAATGGTATTACATCAGAGTGGTAACTATAATGGCTACTACATAGATAGTATTGATAACCATTATCAAAATAGACATTATTTTTTCAAAAAAAGTTAGTTTTTTTGTAACCTTTTAGAGCTAGACATCGTATAATATAGTGTAGGGTGTTTGGTTATGGGGCTGTTGTTATTTAATCTGATTATTTATTAAAAATTAAGAAATATGCAAAAAGAAGTTTTTTATTTTTCCGCTGAAAGAAATCCTAATAAAGATATCATCTTAGTTGATGGTGTTGGTAATAAGTACTTTGTAGATGAACTAAATGATAGGTCTACATGGACTTACAAACGTATGGGTACTGTAGTTAATAACCCAAATAAGTGGTGTGTTAAGGTATCGTTTAATAATGGTGCTTTACGATTGGCTAAGTTCACTAGAAAATCCGGTGGTGTTCCCAGTTCATTCGCTATGGTTGGTTGTAATATTGCTGAAATGGGACAATACAATATCGAATTTGGTATTAATAGTAATTATATTTCTGATGATGTTAAGGTTGAAATAACTGAAACGCCTGTAGAAAATACATCAGTTAAACCACCATCTAATGAAAACATTTTGAACTTCATTCACTCTGAAGCTAAGGATTTAAAACCTAAAATGTTATTTATGAGTGAACTTAAATGGAAATATTTAATCCGTAATATCCTTAGAGGTAAAAATATTATGATGACAGGACCCGCTGGTTGTGGGAAAACTATGGCAGCAAAGGCGGCCGCTAACGCACTTGATGGGTATAATATGGAAATCTTCAATCTTGGTTCTACGCAAGACCCCCGAACTACTCTGATTGGTAATACTCAATTTGATAATACCAAAGGTACGGTGTTTAATCCATCACCTTTTGTTAAAGCAATACAAACTCCGAATACTGTAATTGTATTAGATGAAATCTCCAGAGCACATCCTGAGGCTCATAACATTCTAATGACCGTATTGGATAATGGGCAACGATACCTTAGATTAGATGAGGCGGCAAATTCACCTGTGGTTAAAGTTGCTGATGGTGTTTCGTTCATCGCTTCCGCTAACATTGGTAATGAATATACTTCAACTCGTCAAATGGACCGGGCTATGATTGACCGTTTCACAATTATAGAGATGGATACTCTTAATCTTGAAGAAGAACATTCACTACTTACAATGTTGTATCCTGATGTTGATGAAAAGATTTTACAATCCATATCTGAAATAACTACAATGACTCGTAGTGAAGTTAAAAAGGAAGCACCACAGCTTACTAATTCACTTTCTACCAGAACGGCCGTTGAAATTGGTTCTTTGATTGATGATGGGTTTAACTTGGCTGAATCCGCTGAGATTACAGTTTACCCATTATTTGATGATTGTGGTGGGGTTGAATCAGAAAGATTGTACATCAAACAATTTGTTCAAAAGTTTGTAGGTATTTCAGATGGTGATACGAATTTGTTTAATACTGATAACGTAGATAATCCGTTTAAATAATTATTTCTTAATTTGAATTGGTGTTTCTAAAAAGAAACATCAATTCTTTATATATTATATATTATGCATACTAAATTAGCTAAAGAAGTAACCAACGAAGTTATAACTGAATTCGAAGGTAACTTACTTTTCGATAACCCGTTTATTGATAAATTTAAATTTAAAAGTAGACTTTACAAATCACTACTACCATTAACAGAACTAGATGCACTTACAAAATTGGATTCTATTGTAAATAATATTTATACTGAAGTGTTTGATGGTAATTTAAGGAATGCTATTGATTCATTAGTTGATAGAGGTTTGTTAGTTGAATCTAAAAATGATGATGGTGAAACAACATATTCTGTTGATGATACTATAATATTTGATAAACTAAAATAAATAACTATGGATGATAAGATTAAAAAGGTAATAGAAATGGAGCAATTTTTATTTGGTGAATCTATTTGGATTGAAATGGATGAAGCTTATTTTGAATCATTACGGGCTAACTATGATAAAGATGAAACTGAAATAGGCCCACGACGATTCAAAACTTATATAAACAAAGATTTACCTATATATATAATAATAATTCCGGCGGGCCGGCAACACAATGGTGAACGTATGGTTCAATATTTTCATTTAGTTGTTGAAGATTTTGAATTAGGTGAATGCAATGGTTCGTATGAACTTATTGATGAAGATACATTATTTAATAAATTTAACATAAAATATAATTAATTATGGCTTATTACATAGCAAAAGTAAAGGTTCTGATTACAGACCAAAATGGTAAAGAAAAAAAAGTTGTAGAGCAGTATTTAGTAAACGGTGTTTCGGTTACTGATGTTGAAGCAAAAATTCATACTGAATTTAGAAACGGTGTGGTTGATTTTGAAGTATCATCAGTTACGGATACTAAGATTATTAAAGTAATAGATTAGGAGTTTGTATGGATTTTAATTGTGGTTCTTTTGTGGTTGTAAGTACTTTTAAAAAATTCAAAGTTGGTAAAATTATAGATGTTTCAAAAGGTACATATACAGTTCAAACTGAAGATTTAAAGGTTTATGATAATATCACTACCGATTCAAATAATAGTGTTTACATCCACATCGGAGTCACTAAATCATTCTTAAAAAATAACAAAAATGGAAATATCTAATAATAAGTTAAGTAGAATAAAAAAAAGAGTAATGAATTTATACCCAAAATCAAAGGTTTATATGGTTAATGGTAAATATTATGTTTGGGATGGTGACGGTAATAAATTACACAATGAGTATATGATACCACCACAAAAAACATCACATATGGCTTGGTATTGGTTTGATTCTATAATAAAAACAAACCAAAACATACAAAGAACGCATCCGAAAAAAATGAGCTTGGAAAAATTTAATAAAAAATTTCAAAGAATTTCCGGTCGTAATAAAACAAAGTGATATTTATATAAAATAGTTAACGTTTAAATAAAATAAAATGGCTCGTAAGAAAAATTTAAAAGGTTATATCAACCATTCATTTGCTACACCAAAAAATCTAAAAGATAAGCAAAAACAATCATATGGTAAGTATTTTTCAAGTATTGATTTTTCACCAAATGGTAATATCAATGAAAATAATTTCCGAGATAAATCAGTTCCAATCGGTACGCTATCAGTTTCAAATAAGGAATTTGAATTAACTGAATATGAAATTAACAAGCTTATAAATACTTTAGAAAACGCATTATCAATTCATACTAAAAAAATAGCATTGGGGTTATGACAGATGAATTCAAAGAATTACTGATAGATTATGTTAAATCATTATCTTTCAAAGATAACTTTGGTATTTCTTTAAATTTAAATGATTCATACTCAAAAAGTAGAGATTTTATAATACTTGCTAAAAGTAATACCATAATGTATGCCCTATTTGATAGAACTGATTACGGTTTAAAAGAATATGGATGTGGTTATTCTATAAAGATGATTTCTAATATTAGTAAAATGTTAAATGATAGTAATAAAAAATATGTTAATATGTTCAATTACATACTAAACAAAATTTTAGATTATTATTCACAAACTGTTATGACTAATAGCGGTAACAATCTATTTAAATTATCTAAGGATGGTTTGGAGTTTTTAAATATGATAAATAAAGATGATATACCATTTTTAGATGATAATTATTAAATGTACAATATCTATTTATATGGAAATATCAGATGAACATAAAACAAAAATAAAGGAAATTCTAAAAAGTGAAAACGATACTGAAGTCTTATCCCATAAGCTAAAATTATATTTGTTAGAACATAGCGAATATTTTAGTAACTTGATTTCAGGTATGGATGTTACGTGGTTAGTTAAATCAATAATTTTAAATAACAAAAATAAAAAGGCTTGATTATGGTTAATGGTAATGACTACTGGGATGCTGACGAATTTGATTTTTTTAGTGAACTGACTAATGCTGATAAGTTGATGTATATATATGAAATTATGTTATCTAAGTATTCTTTTAGGTTTATAGATGATGAATTTGAAGAAGATGATATGGATGATGATATCGATGATGATATGGGTGATGGTGAAAAAATCAACTTTGATGAATTTAAATTAACAGATAAACATACTGTTATAAGATTTACAGGTAAAAATTTAGAATCAATTTCTTCAATCAAAAATCTTATGATGGAAAATGGGTTGCTTGTATCAGACTGTAAAATAGAACATTTAGATAATGGATATGTTATAATGTCAGTTACTATGATAGGTAAATCAAATCCTATATGTGTAAACTGACAATTTGTCATAAAAAACACAATGGTACATAAATTGAATATATATAATTAAATTTTAAAACTTAATTAAATTAATAAACTATGTTTTTAACAAAAAATAGAATTTACAATGAACTTTTTGATGTTTTTGAACAATCATTTAGTAATGGATTACCTTGTATGAAATCGATTAATTATAAGGTTGATGATGATAACTTAAATGTAACTTTAGATGTACCTGGATTCTCTAAGGATAATCTAAATATATCAGCCGAACATAATGTTATTACTATTGATGGTGAATGTACTGATAGGCAGATAAGTAAATCCTATAAAGTTGGTAGTAATTGGGATTTATCTAAAGCTAGCGCATCTGTTACGAATGGTGTTTTGGATTTAAAAATACCCAAGTTCGAAGCGAAACGTAAAAAAAATATTGAAATTAAAGTTAAGTAATGTTTGGAAAAGAAGTTATAAAAGTATCTGATAAAATGTTTTCAGTTATACGTAAAGTTAATATTGACCATAATCCTATTATAGAAACTTGGAAAGAATGGCTTGATGTTGATACTGTATTCAAAAAAGAACCTTACTACTACTTTGTAAATGAGATAACAGATATTGAATGTGAACAATATACTTAACAATTGGGAACTTGAAAAAGTTCCCTTTTTTTATGCCATTTAATGAAACATTTTAGAGCTAGACATCGTATAATATAGTGTAGGTTGTTTGGTTATGGGGTTGTTGTTATTTAATTCACATTTTAAATATTCAGTTATGGCAGTTGATTTGTTAGTTAATCCGTTTGAGTTTTATTCGTATACCAAGCTAATACGAGGTTGGGATTATTTAGAAGTAATTCCACATAGTTGGAAACTTAATATAGCCACTAAAGTTATACGTAAGTGGTCTGAAAATTGGCCGGATGGTCAGAGTTTTGGAGATTCCGATGAAACGTATATGATTCAAGAGTACTTAAATGAATTGGTATCATTTTTGAAAACCAATTTTGATTCTAATACAGAATTAGAAGTTGGATTTTTTGATTATTTACAAATAAGAGAAAAACAATAAATATGAATTTAGGATACGCATGTATTAATATGAATTTACGGAAGGATGGTATCACAACAAATCGTGGTATGATAAAACGAACCTTTCAATCAAAAGGTATTCGTTATGCTTCTGAGCTGGGGTTACAGAATGTTCGTGACCTTATAGAGATTATAAAGTGGAATTATAAGAACGATATCCACTTTTTTAGGATGTCATCCAATCTATTTCCTTGGTCATCTGAATATAAACTATCAGAGCTTCCAGATTACTCTAAAGTACAACGTTTACTTAATGGCGTTGGGTTATTATCAAAAAAGTATAATCAACGAATAACGAGCCATCCAGGCCCATTTAACGTATTGGTATCACCAAAGGATAATGTTGTTACCAATACTATAACGGATTTATCTGTACATGGTGAAGTTTTTGATATGATGGGATTGAGTAGGACTCCTTACAACAAAATCAATATACATTGTAATGGTGTGTATGGTGATAAGAAATCTGCTATGGATAGGTTCTGTAAAAACTTTGAAAGATTGCCGGACTCAGTTAAAACTCGACTTACTGTAGAAAACGATGATAAGGCATCCATGTACTCTGTAAAAGATTTAATGTACATACATAATAGGATTGGTATACCAATAGTATTTGATTACCACCATCATAGATTCAATACGGGTGGTCTTACTGAGAAAGAAGCATTAGAACTTGCGATATCTACTTGGGGTGATATAACACCTGTTGTTCATTATTCTGAATCTAAATCATTACACGAATCTAATGATAAGATTAAACCCCAAGCACATTCAGATTATATATCTGAATATATTAATACTTATGGTAATAATGTTGATGTAATGCTGGAGGCTAAGGCTAAAGAACTATGTTTAATCAAATACAGGAGTGAAGTTGATATAACTACCCCGTAGGCTTGTTTATGATTAGTTTAATTATTTTTTCTTATTTAAATTATTCTAATAATTATTATTGATGGGGTTATCCCATTAATAATATTTTGCTATATTATAAAATAAATAGTTTATTTATAAATACAGATTTAAAATTTAATAAAACTAATAAAATGAAAAAAACCATTAATAAAAGAAACATTTTTATTTTCATAATGTTTATAAGTACGTTTATGCTAGCTACATCAGCTGCATATTATTCTGTTTTTGGACTTAGTTCATTATTTGCCGGTGCTAAAAATGAAGTAATAATCTTAGCTAGTTCTTTAGAATTTTCTAAATTAATAGTTGCATCATATTTACACAATCATTGGAAAACTGCGGGTTGGGTAAAGTACTATCTAACATTATCGATATTCGTATTAATGATTATAACATCAGCTGGTATATATGGTTTCTTAACATCAGCATACCAAAAAACATCAGATGAATTAGCTATCTTAAATAAAAATATATCAGTATTGGAATTTAAAAAAGATAGATATAATAATCAACTATCAATGTTAATAGTTGAAAAGCAAAATTTGAGTGAATCTATAACAGAACTATCTAAAGGCTTATCAAACAATGTTATTCAATATAAAGATAGAGAAACTGGTCAAATAATAACGACTACATCATCATCAACACGCCGAGTTTTAGAACGCCAGTTACTAGAATCTAAAGAACAACGAAATGTAATTTCTACAAAAATAGAAAGTTTAACCGACTCTGTTACAAATATTGATTTTAAGATATTAAAAGTTCAATCCGATTCAGAAGTTACTGCTGAAATAGGCACACTTCGATATCTATCAAAAATAACAAATAAACCAATGGATGTTGTTGTAAATTGGTTTACCTTACTAATTGTTTTTGTATTCGACCCATTAGCTATAGCTATGGTTTTAGCTCTTAACAAATTAACATATACAGATAAACCTAAAAAAATAAATCCAATTATAATTAAAGATTCTGATGATGATGTAGAAGAATTACCTATAGTATTGGGTAAAAAAAAAGAAATTAAAAAACAAATAGAAACACCAAACCCTAAGATTACAAAACCTAAAAACCAGGCTGACCCTAATTTTAAAAATTATTCAGATTCAGATAGATTCAACGAAAATAATATGTAATAAATTTTGTTTTTTAAATAATTTTTCGTATATTTAATAAATTGTAAAAAAAATATGTAGTATGAGTCTTTATAACGATGGGAATGAATCTGAAATGAATGTAAATTACACAACTACAAATTCAGATGAGCGTAGTAAGTGGTTTCAAGAATTCAGAGAATTGGATTATGGTATTGATGTAGCTGATAATATCATTATGATTAATGATTTAATAGAACCGGGACTACTATTTGATGTTATATCCAAATGTAGATTACTTAGAAAGATTAATCCAAACTTAACATCGGTAACCATATTACTTAATTCTGGTGGTGGTGATGTTGTTGAAACATTGGGTTTGATAGATTACATTCGTACATTAGATAATGATGGTGTTAAAACAAATATAGTATGTAGGGGTATGGCTATGTCTGCAGCGGCTTTGTTATTAACAGCAGGTACGGGATTACGAGCAGTATCTAAACATTCAAAAATAATGGTACATCAGCTATCATCATTTACAGCAGGTAAGTTATCAGATGTAAAATCCAATGCTAAATTCGCAGAACAATTGGAAGATGATTGTAATCGTATAATGGAAGAATGTACTAAAAAGGATAAGAAATGGTGGTCAGATAATCAACAAACTGATTACTTTTTAACATCAACTCAAGCTTTAGAATTAGGAATCGTAGATAAAATAATATAATTATGGAAATGGAATACAAACCTTTAGGGGATAGAGTTGTGATTGAAATAGTAAAACGTTACGACGAAAAAACAAAGGGTGGTCTTTACAAACCATCTGGTTCAGAAACAACAATGATGGGTGAGGTAATTGCCGTTGGTGATGGGTTATTTACACATACAGGTAATAAAATACCAATGAGTGTTAAAGTTGGAGATACTGTATTATTAGATGGTACTGGCTTTAAACATAAGAATGGTGGAAAAACATATCACATTTATAGAGAAAGTGAATTATTATCAATATTAAAAAATAAAAAATAAAAGTTATGGTACACATTTTAGATGAAACAACAATACAAGAAAATTACGTTAAGTTTAGAAAACTAATCAATAATACCTTTAGTGGTAGTAGGTTGGAATCCTTAAACAATATGTATGATTTATTAGAGAATCGAATAGTCCTTACGCCAGCATCATCCACCGCTCATTTTCACAATGCATTCGCAGGTGGGTATATTGACCATATACTTAGAGTTACACGTAATGCCATAAAGGTATATGATTTGTATGTTGAAATGGGTATGGGTATTGGTGATTATGATAAAGAAACTGTAATATTTACTGCATTACATCATGATTTGGGAAAGGTTGGTAATGATACAGATAGTTGGTACATTCCAAATGATTCACAATGGCATATAGAAAATCAAGGAAAGATTTATAAAACAAACGCTAGTATGCACTTTATGAATCTTAATGATAGAACTTTTTGGCTACTAAACCATTATGGAATCAAAATATCCGAAATAGAATATTTAAGTATCAAATTAACCGATGGTTTATATGATGATGGTAATAAAGAATACTTTATATCATATAATAAAGATAATTCATTGAAAACATCGCTACCATTTATAATGCATCAGGCTGATATTATGGCAGCGCGATATGAAAATGAAAGATGGTTGAAACTTAAACAATCAAAAGTATCTAATAGTTTAAATAAGGGTGGTAGGCCAACTAAGAAACAAAAGTTAAAAGATATTAAAATGCCAGATAAAGTTGATTTTAAATCAATATTTGGAAACACAACTGAAGTTTAATATGGAATTCGCAGTAACAATATTGATAGTAGTACTTACATTATTCGCAATATGCCTTTATGCTCTTTATAATATACTAACAAAATATGAAGAAATTGAAGATGAATTAAATAAAACGGATGAATTATTATTATCAATTTATAATGATTTAGATTCAGCTTATAATAAAATAACCAAACTAGATAGGATTGGTTCATTTGAATCCGATGATGAAACTGGATATGTATTTAAGCAATTAAAAAATTCAATAAATACTATTAACGAAAAGTATAATATAGATGGCACGAAAGAAAAAGGGTAAGCGGTATTTTACTAAAATAACCGAAATGGCTATTATAGCTTATAATGAATGTGAAGATGATAGACTTAGGAATAAAATTTACAATAGATTCATACACAAAGCATTTGATAAATTAGCAGAAAACTCTATACATACTTGGAAAACTTACTACTTCGATGTACCATATGAAGATGTAAAGGCTAATGTGGTTGCGTTTCTTAATGAAAAAATACATAAGTTCACTAAGGGTAAAGGTAAGGCATTTTCATATTTTACAGTAATAGCTAGAAACTATTTATTTAATGAAAATAATAATAACTATGCTAGAATGAAAGCAAAGGCTGATATATCTATGATTGATACCACGCGTAATATAACAAATGAGGTTACACGAAATAATCAAGTAGAATCTAAATCCGATTTTATAGACCAATACGTTGATTATATTGATATTAATTTATTCGATATATTTTCAAAAGAACGTGACCAAAAGATAGCTGATAGCATAAATGAACTATTTAGAGCTAGAGCTGACTTATATTCTTACAATAAGAAGGCTTTATATATACTTATAAGAGAACGAACTAATGTACATACACAATACATAACAAAGGTAGTTGGTAAGTTAAAAATGATATATGCTGAATTATTAACCGAGTACAATAAAGATGGATATTTAAATCCTGAATATAAATTAAAGGATATATATGGATAAGGATACCGAACTTTTCAAAGGAAAAACATTTTCAGATATAATGTCTGATATATATACAAATTCAAAAAAGAAAGATAGGCAGATAAAATTATTAATAAGTCAGTTAGAGCCGTTGGTTAAGGATATAAATGATGCTACCGTTGTAGTACCTTTAATTAAAGAATATATGGAAATCGCAGTAAAGAATGATGACCAGATTGTAAAACTAGCGGCAATAATTCAAAGAATGCTTAAAGACTCATCATCTAATATGGAAGATTCATTTGGGTTATCCGATGAAGAAAAAAAACAATTATTAGAAAACGCTAAAATAATTGATGATAAAATTGATTCATTAAAAGATATGGAGTCTTAATGAATTTTAAAACCGGAGTAATTAAAAATATAAATCTAAAAGACTCAGATATAAATGAAATTTATAGTATAGATGTTCTTATATCCGACTCTTCTGGATTACTTCGAAAAGCGTATCCGTTAGATACAAATATAAAAAGATTACCAATACTAGGTGAATTAGTTCTACTATTCCCTAGCATTGGTGTTAATACTAATGGAGCTACTAGGGATTCAAGATTATACTATATGAATCCCATATCAATTCAATTAAACCCAAATAATAATGCGTTACCACCAGTTATAGCACCACAGCCATCGGAATCAAATAATAACGATTATGATAACACGTCAAGCGGTACACCAAATGTTGCTAATACAGATGATACTTCAAATGATTTAGGTGAGGGTTTTATAGAAGAATCCGGTGTTAGTCCATTACAACCATTCTTAGGTGATGTTTTAATTGAAGGAAGGTTTGGTCATTCTATCCGATTTGGATATACACCATCTACAACACAAACTACCAAAAGACCCACATGGTCAACATCAAATGAATCAGACCCAATCACTATAATATCAAATGGTAGAGCTCAAAGTGGTGAATACAATAAATTTACTATTGAAAATATAGATGATGACTTATCATCTATTTGGTTAACAGCATCACAACGGGTTAGAATACAAACATCACAACGTAATATTGGTAGGGGTGTTGATGTACAATCACAATTTGATAATCCCAGCATAATCCTATCATCCGATAGAATCTTACTAAATTCTAAATCCGATTATATAATACTATCAGCTGATAAATCCGTAAACATATGTACACCTAATTGGGCTATGGATATGGATGAATTGTTTACACAATTAAAAACGTTGATAGATGAAGTTATTAAGTTAAATGAAAATGTGGAAAAAGCACATGATGAATCTAGCAGTATAGCTCAATCATTAAGTACATCACAAGTACTTACACAATTAGGAAATCAACCATTGATAAACTTTACATCATTCATACAATCAAAAACTAAATCTGAATCAAATAAGATTGAAAGTACAACCATCAAACAAAATATTCAGACAATTTTACAAAATATAAATAATATGGAACAGTAATAAATTAAAACTGATTGATATTTATATACAAAAGTAATACTATGAAACCAAGACAAATAGCTAAATTATTAGAAAGTATAGTTAGAAAAGTAGTTAGAGAAGAATTCAAATCACTACTTAACGAATCTAAGAATGTACAACCTAAAGTTAAACAGCCAAAGTTTGACCCATTAGATGTTTCCCATATATTAGAAACTAAACAACCTAAGTCTAAGAAACAGATTAAATTCTCAAAAGATAATATGGTTAATCAGATATTGACTGAAACCTATGATTCTGATGAATGGCAGAACATAAATGGTAATGGTATGTTTACATCCCAACAAGCACAAGGTTTTAATCGTGGTGCTATGGCTGAAATGTTAGGATATGATAGTGGAACACCTACCGTTAATAATATGACACCAACCGTTGACCCGGATGGTAGACCAATGGATGTAAATTTGGAAGGAACTAAAGTTGGTGAAGCATTAACACGTGACTATTCATCTTTGATGAAAAAGATAAACGCCAAAAAAGGGAAATGATAAATGGCACAGCGGAAAGAATATTTCTATAATCCTTTAGATTTAAATAAGGATGTTGCTGTTGGTATAACTTTACCATTTGGTAAAAGTAGTGGTTTATTTAATTTAAGCTATACTACTGAAGAACAATCAATATCCAATCTTAAAAACTTACTATTGACTAGAAAGGGTGAGCGTGTATTTCAACCTAATTTTGGTTCTAATATACCATCATTATTATTTGAACAAATGAACTCTTCTTTAGAAGTCGATTTAGAACAATCATTACGTGATGATATAGGATTTTGGTTACCATATATAGTAATAGATGATATATTAATACAGCCGGATTTTGATAGAAACTTAGTAAGAATAGAATTATCTTTTAGAGTTACTAAGCAAGGAGCTAATACACAAATAATAATCTTTGTAGATTCAGCTGGAAATACAATAATAGAATAGGAACTATAATGCCAACAAAGAAAAAATATGAAACACTAAATAGGGATGTTAGTTTAATTGGTAGGGATTTCGGGCAGTTTAGAAAAAACCTAATAGATTTTGCTAAAACCTATTTTCCAAATACATATAATGATTTTAATGAATCATCACCTGGTATGATGTTTATAGAAATGGCATCTTATGTTGGTGATGTATTATCATTTTATACAGATACACAACTTAGAGAATCATTACTTACAACGGCGGAAGAAAAAGCTAATCTATTTAATCTTGCCGCGGCATATGGTTACAAACCAAAGAATGTTGTACCTGCTACTGTTGATTTGGATGTATTTCAGTTAGTACCGGCAAAGGGAAGTGGTGATAATGTAAAGCCTGATTTTTCATATGCTATGATTATAGCTGAAGGAATGACTATCGGGTCTACTGATTTTAGAGATGTTGAATTTAGAACTACTCAACTTATAGATTTTTCAGTATCATCATCATTCAGTCCTACAGAAGTAACCGTTTATCAGATTGATAACACTACAAATCAACCAACATATTATCTTTTAAAAAAGAATATAAAAGCTAGTAGTGGTACTGTTAAAACATCAACATTTACTTTTGGTTCACCAAGAATATATGATAAGATAAAAATTGAAGATGAAGATATTATTAGAATTACAAAAATAACTGATAGTGATGATGATGTTTGGACTAAAGTACCATACTTAGCACAAAATACAGTATTTGAGCAAGTTGAAAATAATGAAGATAATTCTACTGAATATTTTCCATATAGTGGTGATACACCATATCTTTTAGAGTTAAAAAAAGTTCCAAAGCGATTTACAACTAGATTTGAAGATAAGGATTCGGTTGTTATACAATTTGGCGCAGGTATATCATCTAATGCTGATGAAGAAATAATACCAAATCCAGATAACGTTGGTTCAGCTTTATATAATGTGGTTGGTGATTTAGACCAAGGTATTGACCCATCAAACTTTTTATATACAAAAACCTATGGTGTTGCACCATCCAATACAACATTAACTGTTGAATATTTAGTTGGTAATGGTATAGCTGATAATGTACCTGCTAAAGACTTAACAAACGTAACAAGCATAACTACAACATTCAAAAACGAAAATCAGTTAGATGGTTCTTTAGTTAGATTTGTACGTAGTTCAGTTGCCACAACTAATCAAGAACCAGCTCGTGGTGCTAGAAGTGAAGAAACGATGGAAGAAATTCGTAATAATGCTATGGCATATTTCGGAGCACAAAACAGAACTGTAACACGAGAAGATTACCTAATGAGATGTTATGCTTTACCACCACAATTCGGTTCAGTAGCAAAAGCATATATAACACAAGATTGTCAGTTACAAAGTGTAGAAAGTGAAGGTCAGATAACAACAACTGAAATTGATAACCCGCTGGCACTTAATTTATATACATTGGGGTATGATAATAATAAAATATTAACTGAATTAAATCCCGCTACCAAAGATAATTTAAGAACGTATATATCGTATCATAGGATATTAACCGATGCTGTAAATATTAAAAACGCATTTATAGTAAATATAGCAGTTGATTTTGAAATAATAACTTTACCAAACTACAACGCTAACGAAGTTCTACTAAGATGTATTAATGTATTAAAAGAATATTTCAATATAGATAATTGGAGAATAAACGAACCAATATATTTATCTAAAATTTATGTTTTATTGGATGGTATCGATGGTGTACTATCGGTTGTAAGACCAGATATAAATGGTGCTGGTGGTTTACAAATCAGTAATAAATTTAATGGTAGTTATTCGCCAAATAAATATAGTATAAAAACGGCATCAAAGCAGGGTATTATATATCCACCAAAAGACCCATCAGTTTTTGAAGTTAAGTTTCCAAATAGTGATATTCGTGGTAGAGTTATACCACAAACTTTTTAAAAGGTAAATAAATGATATTTAGAATATACGGACAAAAAGATTCAACGATATATGAGCAAACAACTCGTAGAGCTCAGAACACCGGTGTCGATGAAATATTAGAGGTAACCAAGTTTTATGATGAAGAAACAGAAAAAACTTTCATTGGTAATAGTAGAATATTGGTACAATTTGATATTTCGAACATATCACAATCAATTGTAGATGGTGATATATCACCAAATGCTAAATTCTATCTTAACTTAACATCTACTGAAGAAAACGAAGTTCAATCTGAATATCAACTAGATATACGACAAGTTTCACAAAGTTGGTCAGAAGGTATTGGTCAATTCCATTATAATCCAATCGTAACGAATGGGTGCTCTTGGCAATTCAGAAATGATAGTTTTAAATGGCCGACTGGTTCATTTACTACTGGTACTACTGGTTCATCCATAATTAACGATGGTGGTGGCACTTGGTATACATCATCTGTTAACAATACACAATATTCACAAACGTTTAACAAATCAACTAGCGATTTGAAAGTTGAAATAAGTGAATATGTTAGAGATTGGTTAAGTGGTTCACGTGTTAATAATGGGTTTATCATAAAAAGACCAGATACCCAAGAAAGTGGTTCTATAAGATATGGTTCATCAAAGTTCTTTTCAAATGAAACACATACTATATATGTTCCAACTTTAGAAGCTAGGTGGGATGATTCATCATTTGTAACTACATCTTTGCAAGAATTAACAAATGAAAATATAGTTATGTATCCTAAGAATTTATTATCTGAATACAAAGAAGAATCAATTGCTAAAATTAGAATAGTTGGTAGGGATAGATATCCAACAAGAACTTTTTCAACATCATCTACGTATTCAACCATAAAGTATCTACCACAAACTACTTATTATCAAGTAAGAGATGCTGAAACTAATTTAGTGTTGATACCATTTGATACAACGTATACTAAGGTAAGTTGTGATTCAACTGGCAATTACTTTGATTTTAGATTCAATACACTACAAGCTGAAAGATTCTATAAGTTTGAATTTAGAGTTGATAGAAGTGGTAGAAAAGAATATTTTGATAATGGATACATATTTAAAGTAGTTAGATAATGCCAAATACACCAATAAACATATATGATTTATTAATAAACAGACGAGCAATCAGAAAGAACTTTTCTGACCAGATAATATCGTATACGTTACCAAGCGACTCAACGCTACAATATGGGTTAAAACGTATACCTGCTAAAACTGTATTTTACCAAACTGAAAAATATAATGATGTTATTGATTTGGCATCAGATGAATTAATAAATGATATTTCAGATTTACAACCAACTGTAGTAAGTAATAATTTTGTGGATTTGAACTTAGTTTTAAGTGATGCTGAGATACAACAGCAACAGCAAGTATCCAATACAGTTGAGATGGTGATATATGGTGATGGTAATAATAACTATATCGACCAAAGTAGCCAAGGTGCAAGGCGAAGGCTTAAAGAAACATTGAGACCAGCCATAGCCCCACCTAGTGTTGGAATTTCATCTAATCAATGGAAACACGTATTAGAACCTTTTATAGTTAATACTTCTAATAAGAACACCGTTTATTATGTAGGTCAGTTAACAGCTGGAGCTCAACTATATACAGATAGTAGTACTACAACACCATATGTTGGAACTTATACTAATAATTATGTTTTAATAGAATCGTTTGATGAATTAAAAGATACTAATCTATCCACTAAACTAAACGCGGCTGATAATGATTTACTTCAAAAGATAGTAACCGATACCCAAGGTACTGGGTGGAATCAAATACCGGGTACTATCAAAACTGATATATCATCTAATTGGAATAATGCTACTAATACGGGTGGTATATTACAAATAAATCAAACTGGTGAAATCATTGGTATTTTTAAATTAACTGGAGATTGGAATGCATCCAATCAATTTATAAACCCAAGCCCAAACTTCATACAGATTACAAATATAACTTAAAATGATAGATAGATTTCAAAACCCAAATATAGTAACAGATACAAAAACACCAATAGATAGTGTGCCTGTTTTTTCTGCGCTAGATTTATCAAAGCTGGTTAGGCTAAATCTACCATCGGATAGTGCTACACAATTCCCACCATCGGAAAATATAATGGATAATGCGTTTGTAGAAACACATATATATTCATCTGGAAATCTAATACAATCACTACCACCATACGAGTTAAAATATACAACAGCAGACCCAACTGCCGACTATACATATGATATATTAAATGTACCTGAATACGATATAAGGCAAGCTAATTTAAATAAAGGTTATTATAGTGTTGTTTACAACTACGTTAAACCAATAACATCTGAATTAAAGATAGATAGGATATCAGCGGATGGTACTGAATTGGAATTATCGCCATTTGATAACTTAGAAAACTTAACAGAATTATATCAGCTAATTGGGTTTGGTAACTTTGCAAATAATAACAAAGAAAACCTATCTTTAAACTTTGGAAATAACGAATTATCAATTGTAACCGATGTTAGATTTGATAACAATAAACGTGTTGGTGAAGTTGTTAAATCATTTACACCATCAAATGGGTTTCCAATTGATAGCTTTTCCACTGGTCCGATATCAACACCTACAAAGTTTTATCCAACACTACAAGATTCCGATGATAACTTTTGGATAGAAATAACAGATGCTAGCTTCAACTTAGCCGGAAATGTGACTGGTAATAAAACAACCGGCCGTGCCGCTAAATTCATCGTAACACCCATATTAGATGTAGATGGTAATGTAACTGATGTAACATTAGTTCAAGAGACGGATACTAATGGTAACCCTATATATTATACTAATGATACAAGTGATTTAAGTAGATACTACAATATAGTAGCAGATTTTACATACACTGGTGATTTTATAATACCAGAGTTTAAAGTACGTTATTTTGATGCTAGTATAGATACAAGTAGTCCTAATAATCTTAAAAAAATAATTGTTAAGTTATACAAGCCATTGAGTCCAGCTTTGGAAAATATAAATCCAATAATGCATAGAATCGTAAGAGATTCAAAAATTGAAAGGATTATATTATACCCAGCTATTGTAGAACAAATTCAAAATAACTTCTCACCACCAAACTTTACTTTAAATCTTACACCATATGGTCAATCAGCTGGAACAGATTTACAAAGTTGGAATTCCCTATTAGATGCTAACCTAAGTACATCACAGCAGATAATAGATAAATATATAAGTTCATCGTTCGGTAATATCAATGTAAATGTAGATTATACTGATTTTGGTAACTTTGTTCATTTTTCATCAGCGGTTGAACGTGTACGTAACTTTAAATATAAGCTAGAATTAATACAATCATTTAACAGTAGAATCACAACCTTACAATCTGTAAGTGGTTCTAATGCACTAACAAATATATCACAATCGATAACAAGGCGTGATAATGTAGTAAGTGGTTTTGATGGGTTTGAGAAATTCTTATATTATGAAACAACAGGTTCATTATATACCCACTATAGCTCATCTGCTTTTAGTATTAGTCCTTGGCCTAAAACATCCGAATACCCATTAGAATTAGTATCAACCATATCTACATTAGGTACGAATCATTACAATGGGTTAATTGATTCAGCAAGTATATTTGATGCAAGTAATGATGCTAGATTAACCAAATTGATACCAGCATCAATAGCTGAAGATTCTTTAAATCTTGAATATGTGTTGTTTATTGATATGGTAGGTCATCATTTTGATATAACATGGAGTTACATTAAAAAGTTAACATCAATACATGAGCGTGAAGAACATCCATTTGATGGTATGCCAAGCGAATTATTATATGATGTTGCTAAGTCAATGGGATGGCAACTTACTAATAGTAAACAAACTTCTGATTTATGGAAGTACGCATTGGGTACTGATAATACAGGTACCCCATTACAAAGTGGTTCATTAGCATCTAAATCCGATGAACAGATAACTTATGAGGTTTGGAGAAGAATTGTAAATACCCTACCATACCTACTAAAAACAAAAGGTACTGCTAGGTCAGTAAAAGCACTTATATCAACGTATGGTATACCACAAACTTTTTTAAACATAAAGGAATATGGTGGGCCTGTTGTTGATGGTGATGTTAAACCAATATGGGAACATGACAGATTTGTTTATAATTTAAGAATGAATTCACCAAGTTATGTATCAGTACCTTGGGATAAGATGAATGATATAAATCCGGTAACTTATGTTTTAGATAGTGTAAATTCAATGGATACTATTGAACTTCAATTCAAACAGAATGTTCAACAAAAAACAACACTACTTTACAAAACAGGCAGCTCATCGGTTGATTTCTTAGTTCTATTAGAACCAACAGGTTCATCCGATAGGGGTAATATACATTTATATCTTAGTGGTAGTGGTGGGTATAAATCAGCATCAATATCCGATGTTAAGGTATTCGATTCAACTATGAGTAGTTTCTTTTTACAAAGAAGTACACCCATAAATGATATTACACAAAATAATATATATACTATCCATTATCGTAGAAATAGAACAGATGAAATATCAGTAAGAAAATCTGCTAGTATATCAATCAATGGGTCATCCGACCCATCGTATAATGCGGCGTGGACTGGTAGTGGTACTGTTTTAATCGGTAACCCAGCAGTTCCAGCTAGTGGTGTTCCATCACTATGGGCATCATCAAATTATTTAAGTGGTTCTATTCAAGAAATAAGATACTATGCAAATCCACTATCTGAAATAGTAATGGATGAACATACACTATCAAGAGAAATGTATCATAGTAATTCACCAACTGCATCATTTTTTGATTTGAAATTTAGGTATATAACAGATTCTCAGTTAAAAAGTGTAACAAACCCATATGGTGTATTATCACAACACCCAAATCAGCAAATAACATCAAGTCAAGATGGAAGAATTGTATCGGCATCATTATTTGGTTTTGATTCTACTGATTTATTAGGTGTTGTTGATGAATATTATACAAAAGTACCATCAGCCGCATTCAACAATATATTAAATAATAAAGTTAGAATTGAATCTAGTACATTGAGTGGTAATTTAGATGTTGATAATAAAAAAGAAAAATCTGCATTTGATAGGGCACCAATTGATTCAAATTTATTGGGAATTTATCTATCCGCTACAAGTATGTATAATGATGATATATACAACCATACAGGACATTTTGAATTGGATGATTTTATTGGTGACCCTGATTTTAGAGATGGATACAATGATACAAATGTTGAGTTAGACCATTTAAGAAGGCAAGTTTTTAGAAAGTATAGTTCTAGGAATTTGATAGATACGGTAATAGATTTGTTATCAAGATATGATTTATCAGTATTTAAACAGATTAAGCAATTGCTACCCGCTAGGGTTAAGTATCAATCTGGTATCCTAATTGAACCACATATCTTAGAAAGGCCAAAGGTTAAATCAAAAACTAATCTAAGTTATACACAACCACAATACACATTAATATTAAAACAAACCGATAAACCACCAAGTGGTGAATACTCTAATTACGAAGCTACTTTAAACATAGATGTATCTGATAATATAACAGGCTCAAATACAATATATAATACCACATTTGATTTGGGTAATGAATTAGTAGTTACAGCACAGCGAGATGATTTAGAATCGGTTGGGGCTGATACAGTAAGTACACAGTATACACCATCTGTATATGAATATGATATCTTAATATATTCACAATCGGCTAATATCGGAGTTGGTATAAATTGGATAACGGGTTCGAATGGTAGTTGGAATTACAATCCAATTGGTACATCTATACTTAATAGTAGACCATCTGTAGATGCATCAACGACCGAGTTCTTTTATTCATCATCATTATCAGCATCACTTGGTTTATTTTATTCATCATCATTAAAACCATCTGTAACATCAACAGATAATTTACCACTATCATTAGATAACCTATTTTTCAATGGATGTAGTATAACATCGGATTCAATAACAACGAATTCAACACAAACACCTGATGGTGGGCCTGTAGTTGAAGTTTTTAATGCAGACCCAAACATATTGGTGGTAACATCACAAAATGCAGTTGATGGTAATTTACAATTAGGAACAAACACAACGCCAAGTACATTATTAATGGATGAATTAGTTATAAATTCACAATTACAATTTAATCAACAACAGCAATATAACGATGATTTGGTTGAATTTCGTAGAAATTTACAAAACTTAATAAAAATTGAAGAAGAACGTATACGTGAATTTGACTTAAACTTTAGTTTAGAAAAGTTAAGACAGGATACAGAAGATACCCGACGTAATGAATTTAATATAAAAAATGGTAAATAAATGGATGAAAACGAAAAAATAGTAAATAATAAAATAAAGGTTTCAGAATCAAAGCCATTAGTAAGTTCACCAACTGATGTTACATCTGAATCCACTAAGGTGTCCGGTATTATAAAACCAGTAGAACTTATAGTAGACACTGGCAAACCAATAAAAAATAATAAATTAGTTTTAGATTCAGATAAGGTAACAAATGAACAGTTATCTGAAATATTAGCTAAACCAGCTAAGCGAATTAAGAACGTTCCAACTGTTATATCAACGGATGGGTTAAATGATGAAGATTCAATAAGATTAATGCAAGAAGAAACCTATAGAAGAACTATCGAAAACGAACGTCGGGTTGATATTGAATCCGCATTTCAAGATGAACTAAAGCGTAGGCAAAACTTTAATAAAAAGATACAATTGATGAAAGATGAATTTAACCTATATGTTAAAAATACATATCCAATGATAGTAAAGGATAAATTCATTACCAGTGGTGAAGAACGTACTGTAAAAGAATCTATACAACGTGGTAAAGAATTATTACAAATACCCAACGCTGAGTTACAAAAAAACAAAGTAGATAGGTTGGCGCGTGAAAAATTAAGAAAATTATCAGAAAACGAACTAAAAATAAACAAATTAACACCATCCGAAATACAAACTTTTTTGGAAGATGATGTTATGTTAGAACAAAAGGTAAAGTTAAAATCAAATCCAGAAATTGAAAATCTTAGTCCGACTCAAAAAACAAAGCAAGATATTTCTGATTTGGAAATATCAATGGGTAGAGTAATAATACCACATAGAGATATTATAGAAAGTAGTGAATCGGATTTCGATATAAATTCAATAACAAATTCAAGTGATATACTTATACTAACCAATCGTGATAAGATAACTGATACTGAAATTAAAAAGAAATTAGAATTAGAAAAACTTAGACTAAGTTTATTGGATGATAGTAGTGAAAAGGATTACATTTTAAAATATACGTAAAATTTAACTTAACAATATTTATTAATATATTTATTGTAAGATAAGCATAATAAAAAGGAAAATCACATATGGGATATTTAGATAATTCATCAATTACGGTAGATGCTATTTTAACAAAAAAAGGTCGTGAATTGCTAGCTAAAGGTAGAGACTTCTTTGTTATCAGCCAATTCGCATTAGCTGACGATGAAGTTGATTATAATTTATGGAATCCAGCACATCCGCTTGGGTCTGACTACTATGGTATCATAATTGAAAATATGCCAATCATAGAAGCTGTTACAGACGAGAATTATTCTTTAAAATATAAGTTACTTAGCTTACCTAAGAATACAGTACGAATACCAATTATAAATGCTAAGGATAGTATAACCTTATTAGAAGGTGGGTTTACCGATACTGTAAATTTAACAACCATAAATGGCGGTAATGAATCACTGGGATACACAGTAACACTTTTAAATTCAGATGCCGCAACTATTACTGGCGATGGTAATGGTATTGGTAACAACACCGACCCTGTAGGTGTAAATGAAGATAGACGAAATATAACAGTAACGTGTGGTTCAACCTTTACAGTTACTTCTAAAATATTAGATACTGGTATAAATATAAGCACAAAAATTGTAGTGGTTGGAAATGAAACTGGTGGTAGAACGGAAATAACTTTACAAGTTAATAATAACCCCACCATATCCAACGTACCAACAACATCATTTTAATTAAAATAATAAAAGGAAAATAAATGTCAGTTTTACCCGCAGGTGTATATAATACTGTAAAAAGAACATATACAACATTTAAAGTTGGTGATGTAGTTGAAGGTGGCTCTGAAAGAGTAACTAGGGGTCTATGGTCTGGTAATGTAGGTACATTAACTACATTTCATACATCATCCGGTCAATCATCTACGCAAAAGCAGTATTACTATGAAATATTTGATGGCGTTTCTACGACATCTACATCGGTAGCACAATTCTCAGTTACATATGGAAACAAACTTGGTAGTGGCTCATTATCAGTTAATGAGGATTCACCATCACAAGCCATATACTCACAATATGTTCAAACGCTTTTACCGGATAGCCAAAGAACATTTGAATTCAACTCGGTATCTACTAACCAAATATATGTTGTAAATGTTAATAGAGCCAGATTGAAAGATAGATTAGACCCCGGTAATTTTCAACTTAATTTAGCCGCATTGAGTGGTAGTGTTTTTGCTAATAATGTACATACTGGCTCAAATGTACAAGTGGATACCACCATAAATAAAGTTGTATCGCTAATAGATGATTCTGGTGATTCAAACCAAACATCAACACAGATTGGTAGGGTGTTTAATTTAGTATCAGGTTCTATATCATCAGGTGTATATTCACCCAAAACATATTATGGTCAAGTCTATCCAGAGCAAGGTGTTATAGTAATAAACGCTGATACCCTTAATAGTGAGTTAAGTTTCAATACAGTTACAGGTTCTAATTTAAATGGTGATAATTCATTTAAACTATTTACATCAATTAGTGGAGCGGCTGTTATAAATACATCATATGGATTTGCAGCACGTAATGAAGAAGATGTTAAATCAACATTCTATTTTGTAAGAGCTAAAAATGGTGAATATAACTTTTCAAATAATCCATCATTTTCAACATCATCTGATGGTTCATTTACTCAAACTACATTTGTAAATAATCCTAAAGTCTACATATCTACAGTTGGCTTATATAATAACAATCAAGAACTATTAGCAGTAGCAAAATTATCACAACCTATACTAAAATCGTTTTCAAATGAAATCTTAGTAAAGGTTAAATTAGATTTTTAAATATGAACAATAATGGCAGTTTACAAACCGTTACCATGTGGTGGATTAATAAGAACACAACCTTATTATGTATACAAAAATTGGATAGTAACCGATTCTAATTATCGTGATGATTACTATCAAATATCTGTATTAAAAGGTATAACCCCGTTATTGAATCAAAAAATAAATGTATCCGAATCTGTAGATAACGAAGTTGTTAGAGAATCCGATGAATTAGATAATTCAGCATCAAATAACAAACCACTACTTTCTAATATGTTTCAAAAGAATGTTTGGTCTAGCTTAAATCAAACATTTTATAAACATAGGGCTGGTAATGAACGAATATTATATACATCCGCTTCTATATTTTCAGTACCGGTTAAAAGAATGGGTGATGGTTTAAAACCCAATAGCATCACCATAACAGATAATAGTGTAACATCATCAATAGTATCAGCACTAAATTTATCGGATGAAAAGATAAATGAATATCATGGTAATATTATAGATAATGCTATAAGTACAAGTTCATACGCTTCTTACACCAATCTAATTGGTTATTGGGGATTTAATGAAGAATTAAATAATAGAAACCCATATGATGACCATATCAAAGATAATAGTAATTACAGCCACAATGCGGTTGGTAGGTGTTTAAAATATATTGGTGGTATAGAAACAACTGGTGATGCACAGCTATCATCTGGTAAGCAAATATCCTTAAATGGTAGTTCTTCCTATGTTAGAGTAGACCACAACACAAATTTCAATTTCTTTAAAGATAATAGTTACGCTATATCATTGTGGGTTACGTTACCTAATTATCAATTTGATGTATCTTCAGAATATAATTGGATAGTTAGTAAAAATGGTACTTTTAGAGACTATGGTATAGATACATCCATAAATCCTATTTTAAGACGTAGAAACGTTTCAACATCAATATACCCCTTTGAAATAAAAGTACACAACAGAACAAGTGTAGATGGTTCGGGTAATACTAATATAGGTCTTGTAGAAATAGCTGTTTCAGATGGACTAACAACTACATCATTATTATCCACAACTAGGGTGAATGACACAAACCAACACCATATTGTTTTCAATAAAAATGGTTCTGAATTAGAATTATGGGTAGATGGTACTAAAGAAGCATCATCATCTTTATCATTTGGTGGTCAGATTCAAAACGAATACGATATTTTATTTGGTTCTAAGTTTTTATCCGATGCCGATAACGATGTGATAGGTGGTGATTTCAGAGCATTATCCGCATCATTAGATGAAGTTAGAATATACAACACAAACTTAACAGATACACAAATAGACTTATTATCAAATAATGATTATGTTACCGGTTCGGCATATCAAACAAATGTGGTTGGTGAAGTTTTTTACAAACATGGTATAATATCCATATCAGACCCAAGACCCATCTATAAAAATGTTTTAGTTGGTAAAAATGGTAATTGGGATTATGGTTCTGATAGTGGATTCCAAGTTAAATATAAATCATCAAAGCAGTTGAACGAAGTATCATTACTATGTGAAATTGGTGCTAATGAATTTAACGTATCACAAAACCCAACTCTACGTAAAAATGATGATATAAATAACACATCCTTAAAGGGATTCGCTACTGGTTCTAATTTTAAACCATATGTTACCACCATTGGATTATACAATGATTTTGGTGATTTATTAGCAGTTGGTAAACTTGGTTCAGCACTTAAAAAAAGAAATGATACTGATGTAACTGTAAAAGTTAGATTTGATTTAGATGGTGTATTTGGAACGCCATTCGTTGGGCAGTTAGAAGAGCAATCACCAAACATAACGCTAACAGAAACATCGGATGGTTCTTTTGTATGGAATAAACCAATTGATGTGGATTGGGCTGCAACTACTGAAAACACAATAACGTTACCTAAATCAGTTCAACCTAAAAAATCATGTCCAATCGTTCCATCGCCAACAATAATAAAATCTTTAAGATTTGATGGTGTAGATGAAGATATTTTATTAGGTAATAATGTAGAATATAGAAAGCAATGGACTGATGCATTTAGTATTGAAACGTGGTTTTATGCTACTACATCATCTCGTACAAAGTTTCAATTATCAAAGTGGGATGGTGGTCTACCTCGTGGTTATTTTAATTCAGTATTAGGATATAACCCAGCATCCACTCTTAGCGGTACAGCACGTTTACAATTAAGACAAGCAGCAGCTGGGTATATTGATGCATATTCTAGCGGCAGCGCTGTAACATTTGATGCTTGGAATCATGTGGTTACTACTTACAATGGTGGTGGAACTAAAGATGATATTGAATTTTATATAAACAACACAGCATCAACGAAACCACATTTCACATCAGTATTAGGTAGTGGCCCAATCACAAGTGGAACAATATTAAATTCAGAACCATTAACAATAGGTAGTATACCAGACCTTGGTGCTTATACAGATAGTGATTTACATATAGTACGGATGTGGGATGTTGAATTATCATCAAACGATGTAAACAATCTGTATAATAATACACTAATTCCAAGTTCTAGCAATCTAATAATAAATCTTGATATAAATAACTCCATATTCAGCGATGGTGAATTTACCATAACTGATTTATCAGCTACAACAAGTAGTGTTAGAACCAGAAATATGGAATCTGGTGACCAAATATTTCAATCACCATTTGATACATAATTTAAAATGAATAGATATTACATAGTAAATTCTAATGATGAAAATTTAGATAAAATATTTACATTTGCCGTAACAAACCCAACCAGCGCTAGATATTCTTTAGATGGTAGTAAAGTTTTAATAAAACTGAAAAGTTGTGATAAGTGTATTTATGATGAGCTATCGAATTATACAGAATATGTTGATGGTGAAATTCATTCAGAAATAGAATCAGATTCTTGGCGAATAAATCCATATGAAGTATGATAAAAAAATCAAATTGGGCACATATTCAACGTTCAAAGGGGCATAAAAGTGGTTTTGAAACTAAGATAGATGAGCAACTAAAGTCCAAAGGAATTGATGGTGAGTATGAACAGAATGAGATAAAGTACGTAATACCTGCTACAGAACATACGTATAAACCTGATTTTAGATTACCAAATGGTATATACATAGAATCTAAAGGGTGGTTTCTACCTGGTGATAGAAAAAAACACTTAATCATAAAAGAGCAAAATCCTGATATGGACTTACGGTTCGTATTACAATCGCCAAATGGTAAGATATATAAAGGTTCTAAAACTACATATGCGCAGTGGTGCACCAAAAACGGATTCAAGTGGGCAAAGAAGGAGATACCACAAGAATGGATTGATGAACCACCAAAACAATTTCAAACTTTTTTTGGATAGTTCAATCTTTTTTCGTATATTATAACAATATGGAAGAACGATTATTAAATTTATTGGAATCAGTTTTAGGTAAATCTAAAAAAACCTCAGGTGATAACTATGCATTCTATTCGCCGTTTGAACAACATTACAAACCTAAATTAGAAATAAACATACGATTAAATTCGGATGGATTAAACCCGTGGCATTGTTGGATTTCAGATGAAAAGGGAAAAACTGTAAAATCCCTATTCAAAAAACTAAAGGTTAGTAAGAATGTATGGTCTGAGCACAATTCTATACTCAAGCGAAAGTATAGATACCATACTAATAAAAAAGATGAAGTTACTGAAAGTGTTCAACTACCATCTGAATACATCCCACTTTGGAAACCATCAAACTCTATAATAAGAAAACACGCATTAAATTATCTGATTGGTAGGGGTGTATCTCCAAGTGAAATAATAAAATATTCAATCGGATATTGTGATAGTGGTCAATATAAAAATAAGATAATTGTACCATCATATGATTCAAATGGTAGATTAAATTACTTTGTAGGTAGAAGTTTCTATGAAAGTAACTTTAAACACAAAAACCCACAAGTATCAAAAGATGTAATTGGGTTTGAATTGTTTGTTAATTGGGATTTTCCTATTGTGATATGTGAAGGTGTATTTGATGCTATAGCAATAAGGAATAATTCAATACCATTATTTGGTAAATCACCACAATCAAATATAAAAAAGAGTATCATAAAAAATGGTGTAAGTAAAATATATCTTGCATTAGATTCGGATGCACTAAAAAATTCAGTAAGATTTGCAGAAGAATTGATGAACACTGGTATAGATGTACATCTTATAGAACTTGGAAATTCAGACCCATCTGAAATGGGATTTAATAGTTTTTACGAATTAATGAAAAATACTAAAAAATTAACTTTTAAGAAGTTAATGGAATACAAACTAATGAATGTATGCTAGAACCAATAAAGATTGATTATAAGGGTAATATAGGTAAAATTTACCATATTGCTGATGTACATATAAGAAACCTTAAACGACACAAAGAATATAGAGAAGTTTTTAATAGACTATATAAATATATTTCAGATACAAAAACCAAAGAATCTGTTATTGTATTAGCCGGTGATATAGTCCATGCTAAAACCGATATGACACCTGAAGTTATAGAAATGACTCAAACATTTCTAAAAAGACTATCTGATTTATTACCAACCATATTGATACCGGGAAACCACGATGCTAATCTGAATAACCCATCTAGAATGGATGCGCTTACACCGATTGTAAATGCTATAAACCATAAAAACTTACATTACTTAAAAGATAGTGGTGTTTGGCAAATGGGTGGTATTTCATTTTCACATACATCTGTATTTGGTGATTCGAAAAATATAATAAAATCAAACGATGTTAGTGGTGATTATAAAATAGCATTATATCATGGGCCTGTTAATAACGTAAAAACAGAACATGGATTTCAGATAGAAAATAAGAATGTAAATATTGACTCATTTAATGGTTACGATTTAGTACTATTAGGTGATATACACGTTCCAAATCAATCTTTAAATGATAGTGGGACTGTTAAATATTGTGGTTCAACTATTATGCAGAACCACTCAGAAGCTAAATATAACGAACATGGTATTTTGGTATGGGATGTTGATACTAAAAAATCTGAATTCGTACCAATACATAATGATTATGGATATGTTACTTTAGATGTACAAAATGGCAAATTAATTGGTAATCCTGAGATACCAACTAAGCCGAGAATACGAATCAGAGCTAACAACACAACACAATCACAGTTGGATAAAATAGTTACCAATATAAAGACAAATTGCAAGGTACAGGAATTATCCATACAAAAAGTACTTAATGTAAATGAAAGCACCAATAAAAAATCAAGCTTATCAATTCATAACTTGGATGATGTTGGATTTCAAAATAAACTTATTAAAGAATTTTTGAACGATAAACTTATCCTAAGTGATACGCAGATTGATGTAGTAACATCAATAAATACTGATATTAACAACAGAATCACTAATAATAACAAGCTTAAAAATATAATTTGGAAACCTAAACGATTTGAATTTTCAAATATGTTTTCATATGGTGAAAATAATATCATTGATTTTCAAAATTTAAATGGTACTTATGGTATATTTGCGCCAAATGCAAGTGGAAAATCATCATTATGGGATGCTTTATCATTTTGTATATTTGATAAATGTTCAAGAACATCAAAGGCTATTGATGTATTAAATAACCAAAAATCACAATTCAGTTGTAAGTATGTTTTTGAAATAAATGGTATAGATTATTACATTGAACGAATTGGTAAAAAATCACCCAAACGGGGTACTGTAAAAGTTAATGTCGAGTTTTACTGTATTATAGATGGTGAAACACATTCATTAAATGGTGAAGAACGTAGGGAAACTAATTCAATAATAAGACAGTACGTTGGTTCTTATGATGAATTTGTATTAACAGCCATGTCAAACCAAAACAATAGCGGTGGGTTCATTAATAAATCACAAAAAGAAAGAAAGGAACTATTAGCTCAGTTTTTAAATATTAACGTATTTGAAAAGTTGTATCAAATAGCTAGCGATGATATAAAAGAACTAAGTGCTTTGGTTAAGGATTATAAAAATAGAAACTTACCGGAAAAACTATCACAATCAAAAATTGAATTTAAAAAGCAGAATGCTATATTATCAGACACTAAATTAAAATTAAATAAATTAAAACTAAATAGAAACGACTTATCTAATAAAATAGAGACATTGTTATCTCAAATAAAGTCAATTGATATAACTAATATCGATATAGAAGAATTAACTACAGATAGAGATAATCTTGAAAATGAAATACAAAAAAAGCAGATTGAGTATGGGGAGTACATTGATATACTTTCAAAAAAAGGTACTACTTTAAACTGCTTGAATATGGAATATTCTAAATTTAACATTGAATCACTAAAAGAAAGCTACACCAAATATCAACATTACTCCAAATTATTAGATAAAATTCAATTGCAAGTATCTGAATTGGAAAATGATATGTCACATAAACAAAAACACTTAGATGGTATTGGTTCTTTATCTTTCGATGATGGGTGCACCCATTGTGTAGCTAATAAAAATACACCATTTGCAAAGCAAGCTAAAAATTTAGAAAATGAAATTAGGCTTATATCTATGAAATTACTTACACTTGGTGGTGAATTCGATAGTGCATCTATTGGGGTTAAAAAGCACGATGTAACTGACACACTAACAGAAGTAAAGGAGTTGAACGTATCGATATTAGAGCTTGAAAATGAAATTGATAGGTTGAAACTAATATCTAATTCTTGTAAATTGGAATTACAAAATCTAAATATTTCACTAGAATCTACAAATCAATCCATTCAGAATTGGATAGAAAAAAAAGTTTTAATTCAATATAATTCAAAATTAAACGAAAAGATAAATGAACATAGGATATCATTAAGTGATATGGATGAAGCTATAGGTGAAATAAATGAATCCATAGTTGATATTAGTGGTAATGTGAGTATATCCACTAATACAATCGAAAATATAAGTGCATCAATTGATACGCTTGAAACTATGGAAAACAAGTATGAGGGTTATGAATCATACCTATCATGTGTAAAGCGAGATGGTATACCATATCAATTAATATCCAACATATTACCAAAGTTAGAAATTGAAATCAACAACATATTAAATCCATTAGTAGATTTTCAGATACTACTAAACACCGATGGTAAAAATATAAATTCATATATAGCATATTCTGATGATAAATATTGGCCATTGGAATTATCAAGTGGTATGGAACGGTTCATATCATCGGTAGCAATTAGAACAGCACTAACGAATGTATCAAACTTACCACGACCTAATTTTATAGCTATTGATGAGGGGTTTGGTTCATTGGATAGTGGTAACTTCAATTCATTATATTTATTGTTTGATTACCTAAAAACGCAGTTTGATTTTATAGTTACAATATCTCACATTGATAAAACACGTGATATGGTTGATAAGATAATAGATATTAACAAAATAGATGGTTTTTCCACCATACGATATTTATAATTAAGGAGAATAAATGTCATTAACATTTAAAAACGAACAGAGGGAAGATTTACAAAATATAGAAGTTTATATTGATGATAGTACACCGCTATCACCAAACTTTTTTAGAGTATCCGATGTTCCACAAATACTACAGAAAGGGAAGAATCTTTTAAGGATAAAAGCACATCCAACAAACCTTGTTGATGGTTCTAAAGTATTGATTGATGTTAGAGACTCTAATGGAAATCCTATATATTTTGAAATACCAGATTACATAGAAGATGATAAGAGTCGGGTTATATCAATTTGGATATACCATGATAAAGATGATGATAATACACCAAATGGTAACGCTACGATAACAATTGTTGGTGAATCTAAAGTGGATTTAAATGGTAATCCTATACCAGATAGATTCAAAGGTAACCCAAACGTAAGATGGTCTGTTGTTGTTTTAGTGGATAGGGATAGGAATAACCTATCGCCCGTTTTATTTAACCCAACATCATTACCATCAGTATCCATATCTGAAAGTATAGAATCGTACCAGAACTTACCATTTAGCGGTACTGAATTAACTAAAGTAAGTTCTGGTACAATAAAAGTCAGATATATTTATAAAGGAAGTACACCAATCGCTCAAAAAACAAGTACTACTGGCAACACTTTTAATGGTGAGATGGTCGGGTCTACACTTGATTTTGATACACCAACTGTATTTAACAAAGCAACACCGGCTACTAATATACCAAACCCAATATCACTTAACTATAATCCAATAATTGTTTCTGTAATTGATAGTAATACTGTTATATTAGATAAACCATACACTACCGAGTTTCAAGATAAAACTGATTTAACCCATACATTTAATTTTGTAGATGAAGTTAGAACATCGGTTGATTACTTTTCAACTAGCTCAAATCAAGCAACAGAAAATAAGAGGTCATACGCTAATATTACACTTAGTAATGTAGACCCAATAGTTGGGTTGGTGGAGAAGGTAAAGGTATTAATAAAATCAGATGGGTTGCCGGGTGACTATGAGCTATTACACGAAGTGCAAGTTCCATTTAGCACATCATTCACTATCAAAGTACCAATACCATCAGAACACTTAAAAGATGCTAAGAAGCTAAGATTCCAATACCTAAATTATGGTGGTGAAATATCCAAAACTCTAACTACATCAGAACCATATGTTTTTCAAGGTGGTAATTATTATTTTGCTGGAAATGATAATCTTGTAACTGGTTCAATGTATCTATCCAATGAAATTGGAAAGGGTATGGAAATGTCTGGCCGTTCAAGCGGGTTAATTCAATCAGTTGGTTATCTCGGCCAAACAAGTGCATCTTTAGGGTTAAGCGCTGGTGGGTTTATAATGTATTCGGGAAGTATTACTTTAGGTTCTGATTCGCTAAGTGGGGTGGGTTTACAATTGGTAGGTGATAATGATGATAGGCATATGATATTCACAACCGCTGGTGGTGGTGTATTAGATATAAAAACCGATAAGTTCTTTGTAGGTAATACGGGTTCACAATTCATAAGTGGTTCAGATGGAAACATAGAAATAAGCTCATCTAACTTTCACCTACAGCCAAATGGTGATGTAACCTTAAATGGTACTGTAACGGCTACAGCAGGTGATATTGGTGGATTCACAATAACATCACAATCAATAGAATCTAAGTTTGAAATATCAAGCAGTATAAACGCTTTAGTTCTAAATGCAAGTGGTAGTATTAGTGGGTCTAACTTACTAATTAGACAAAATTATGGTGGTACTTTATATGAACTTATAAACACCCAAGCAGGTGTAGCTGATTTTAGAAACTTAGGCCGTGTGTTAGTTCAAGATAATACTGAATATATATCAGATGTAAACCCAAGCACAGTTGTAGTTGAATATCCGGTCCGATTTTTAGAAGGTGAAACCCATATGGGTATATCATTTCAAGCAAAAGGTACGGCTAATGGTGTGGTATTAAGCTCACATAATGTTATAATATCAATAGCAAACGCCTTAACTGGTAGTAGTACAACTATCGATTACTACGATTCGTTCGAATCAACTTCAAATATACAAACATACCCGTTAAGTTCAACCGGTACTGCTATATCTACATTAACATCAAGTTATTCAATATCTTCTGGATTTGTTGCTGGCGCTATACAAGAAATACCAACTGGCAGCTTAAACAAATACTCTAAAATTATATTCAGTTTAAGTACAGGAACATCAGGTGCTAATACTAGAATTAAAAACATAAATATATTCGCAACACGACAGTTTTCAGCTAATGCATCGAGTGGGGCTGTTTCTGACTCACCAGAGCTACCAACTGCACCAAGTTAAACGTAAACTTTTTAAAATAGTATTTATTATTATGGGAAAATTAATTAAAGAATGGGTTAAGAACATATTAACCGAAAATATAGAAAATAAAGTTATAGTGTATAGTGGTAGATTTCAACCATTTCATTCAGGACATTACGCTACTTACAAACACTTAGTAGATAAGTTTGGTAAAGATAATGTTTACATTGGAACATCAAACAAAACAGATACTTTAAAATCACCATTTAAGTTTGTTGAAAAAAAACAAATAATGATGAAAATGTTTGGTATTCCATCATCCAAAATAGTTCAGATTAGAAATCCATATGCACCTAAAGAAATCATTGGTAATTTCGATTCGAATACCACAGCGTTTATACCGGTGGTTGGTGAAAAGGATAGGTATAGATTAAAAGGGAAGTACTTCGACCCATACCATCCTGATAAAATCCAAATGGGATATAAACAAAAGGGGTATGTTTATGTAGCACCAGCTCTAAGCACAATTAGTGGTACTGAAGTTAGAAAATCATTATCAAGTGGTAGTGAATCCAAACGTAAATCTGAATTCAAACGTATTTACGGTAAGTTTAATCCTAAAATTTTCAACCTAATAAGTGGTAAATTGTATAAACTTGAATCTACTTTAGAATCGTTTCTAAGTACGTTTGATATAAACAAACTAATATCAGAATCGAATGTAGAACCCGGTGAGCCTGAAGAAGGATATTTACCACCTAATGATGTTAGGGTTATCGGTAAAAATAGTGCTAAAGGTAGAGGTGAGCCGTGGTTTGAAAAACTAAAATATACACAATTACACTTTCCAACAGCAGATAATATGTATCCATCTGAAATAGATGATGAAACTGAAGGATTACATGCTATAATAAAATCAGTATATAAAGTATATGATGAAATACCAGAATCGGAAAATTTTGTAACGATTAAAGAAGCATCAACAAATGGAGCTTTAGGTAAATCATTGGTAGATGATGGTCCTGGAGTTTTCTTTGGAGATTCAAAATCATATAAGGCTATTAATGATAAAATTGCATTTCGACTTGGATTTCAAGTTATAGATTACATATTAAATCCAAATGGTGATGATATATATGCCGATGATAATCGTTCAATAGATGATGCTTATCCTGTATCATTTTTTCCATCTGGTGTAAGTGGTGTTAATGCTAAATCATATAAATCAATAAAAGATTCACCTGATTATCAAACTTGGAAAAATCATATTAATAATGTTGCTACTCAAGTCGGATATAAACTTGTTGAATTTTTGGGTGGAACACCCGTAAACGAATCATTACTTACAGAAGGTGGAGCATATGGGCATATGAATCATCCATTTGATATTGAAATGAATTTAACCTTTAGTGATTTGAAAAATATAGTTAGGGGTGCTCTAACCGGTAACTTAGAACTAACAAGAGAAAAAACTGATGGTCAAGCATTAGCTATAAGTTGGCGTGATGATATGGGTTTGATTGCTGCTAGGAATAAATCACATCTAAAAAATAGTGGTGAGGGTGCGTTGGATATAAGTGGTATAGCTTCAAAGTTTCAAGGTAGGGGTGGGTTAACAGATGCATATAATTTTGCTATGGTTGATTTGAGTAATGCTATCAAATCATTAAGTAAATCACAAAGAGATAAAGTGTTTCAGCAAGGCTCATCGTTTATGAATTTAGAGGTAATTTATCCAACATCCGTAAATGTAATACCATACGGACAACCGCTACTTATATTTCATGGTACAATGCAGTATGATGTGGATGGTAAGGCAATTGGTGAAAATCAAAGTGCTGCTAGAATGCTAGCCGGTATGATTAAGCAAATAAATAAAAACATTCAGAAAAATTACACAATACAAGGGCCGCCCGTAACACAATTACCTAAATCAGACCAGCTATCAACTAAACAATCTAAATATCTATCAATGATTGATAAATTACAAAAAGAGTATGGGTTAACTGATAGTGATGGTGTTGCTGATTATCATCAAGCTTGGTGGGAAGTGTGGGTTGATGAAAATTCACCATCTACATTAGATAATAAAACTAAAATGGGATTAGTTAAGAGGTGGGCGTTTATGGATAAATCTTTTAGATTGGATAAACGAAACATAACAGATACGAATGTATTAGTTTGGGCTAAAAAAACTGATAAGAAAGACCAAAAGAAATTATCAAAATCTAATTTAAGAAAGTTTGAAGATATATTCTTAGGGGTTGGTGCTGATGTATTATCGATAATGAGTTCGGTTTTAACTGTAAATAGTGATACTGCACTACGAGCTATGAAAAAACGATTAGACCAGACTGTAAAAGATATCAAAAAGAGTGGTGATGTACGTAAAATAGAAAAATTAAAATTAGAATTAGAACGATTACTAGCCGCAGGTGGTAAGCAAAAATTAGTTCCAAGTGAGGGTATTGTATTTGTATATAAAGGTAATACCTACAAATTAACAGGCACATTTGCACCATTGAATCAGATATTAGGTTTAATGTATTATTAACATATTTATTATCAATTACTTTAAAAAACCAAAAGTTATGAGTAAATTAAAAAACATCAAAGCAGTTAAAGAAATGTTAGAGGGTAAACACAAAACCCAAACAAAGAAAACTGTATCATTTGATAAAACAAAAGAAGTTGTAAAACGAAACGTTGGTGATGTTTGGACTGATGAAGATGGTCAGACGTGGGAACAAAAACGAGGGTATAAGGTAAAGTTAGGTAAACTACATAAGCTCAGAAATGATTTAAAAAAGTTTCCTAATTGTAGAAAGGATGAATGTAGTTGTTTAGACCCAGCGCAAGCTGATTTAAAAATGAAAGCATATCATGGAATGTGCTTAGATTGTGTTGTGGACATGGAACATCAGATGAAGTTAGATGGCACATATGATGAATACGAAAAGAAAAAGTTATTAGCTAATGCAGAAGCATGGTTGAAACAAGCAGAGATAGAAAAGGATATTTTAAAATATTCGATTGAAGCTAACTTTATAAATGAAGATGGTTCTATTGAAAAGTGGGGTGGTTTAAATAAAGATGAAGTAATAGACCGTATAGAAAAAGGTTTCCAAAAATTTAAAGAAGAATATATTGGAAAGTTAAAAACGGATTTGAATGAAAAAGATAGTTAATTGGTTAACTGGATTACTTAAAGATGAAAAGGGTACACCATCATCTAAACGATTTATCGGTATTGTTTCTGGGTTAAGTCTATGTGTAGCTTTATTCATTAACCTATTTACAGAACATCCGGTTGAGATGGGTTTGATAAACGCAGTAACTGCTCTAGCATTTGGTTCATTAGGTTTAGCATCTGTAGATAAAATTTGGGCAAAAGGACATGGAAGTACTAAAGAATTACCTAAACAGTAGGTTCAAACATTATTATAATGAAGGTGTGGATGTTACTTTGTGTAAAGAATACGCACTTTCAGATATTTATGAAGTGTTGTGTAATCAAAACCTAATGACTGAAGATTTAAGAAAATGGTTTGGTCAAGGTGGTGCTGGTGGAACAACTAAAGGTGGTTGGGATAGATATGGGGCTGAGGGTCAAAAGTTAGGTAAGTGTGGTGGTGGTAAAAAGGGTGGTGCATATGCCGCGTGTTTATCAGCAGAAAAAGCTAGAAAATTAGGTAAAAAAGGAAGAGCCGCATTTGTAAGAAGAAAACGTGCAGCACAAAAGAAAAGTGGAGACACCAAAAAGGGTGGTGAAAAGAAAAAAGGTCAAAAACCAACATATTCAAAAACAGGAGCATAATGAATTTAAAAGAGTGGACTATATCATATATAGATAGTTTAAGAGAATCTCAGATTACAGAAACTTTAAAAATAACTAGACAATCAAAGGACTATGCAACTGGTCCAGATTTTACAGTTTTTAAAGTTGATGGATTACCACAGTTCAGTATTAACGTAAATTCATCAGCTGGATGGAGTACAGACCCACACGATAAAAGAGGTAGAGAATTAAGGTTGATGGATAGAGGAAACCGTAGAGCAACACTTTATTGGAAAGAGGGGAATTTAAAAGCGTTAGCAAAACAAATGTACGACCTTACAAGTGAAACAACTTGGGGAGAAGATAGAGGTTTAACTCCTGATGATTATTATAAAGTTTTAAAAATGTGGGTTGATATGGGTTTACATGAATCAACAAATAAACCCAATTTGGTGGAAAAGTTAAATACATTGTTAGAAAAGAATGTACCTACAAATCCATCAAAGTGGTCTTACTATAAATCACAAGCTAAGAAAAAGTTTGATGTATACCCATCTGCATATGCAAATGCATGGGCCGCTAAGAAATACAAAGCCGCAGGTGGTGGTTGGAAGAAAGAATCCGTAAATGAATGGACAGATAGAAACTTTTATATGTCACAGCCAGATATGAATCTATCTTTACTTAAAAAAATAATGCCATCGGTAGTTGGAAGTGCAAAGAGTGCTGAGCAGAGATTAAAACAATTTGTAGGTGGTCAGATGTGGGTTCATGGACAACATCATAACATAATAGGTAAGGATGGTAAAAAGTATGAAATTGGTCAAAATCAATATTATTTAGGAAAAGGTACAAACGTAAATGCAACAAGTGCCACATTTAAAAAAATACTACCTGATGGTGATACAGAAGTTATTGGAACTTTGTATGTAGATACAGATGACTTATTGAAAGCTATCAAAAAACAAGGTATAAAAGAATCAGTAAATGAAATTAAATTATCATCTGATGAAAAGCAGAAATTGGATAAAGCTATATCAATAACAGATAAAGTTAAGGCTGGTAAAGGTAGGAAAGAAGCTATTATGTACATAGTTAAATTGGCTAAAGAAAAAACTGGTAATTATCCACGAACATTAAAACAAGCACTATATTTCTTAGATTATCTTGATGAATCAATTAATGAAGCTAAGTTCAAATACGACCCTAAGATAGATTATTTTGATGAATATGAACTACTACCACAAGAAGTACAAGATGTATTAGATGCACATGATTTCGATGATGATTCATATGCTGCTGCTAAAAAAACTATTAAGCAGTTAAACAAAGTAGGTTGGACTGCTGATTATGAATTGAGTGGTGATATGACTGACTTAAAACCACTAGGTGAATCGATAAATGAAGTAGACTCTACTACTAATTTATTGAATATGGTTCAGAAATTTGCTAAAATACAGGGATTCAAATCAATTAAGAATCCAGAAAAATGGATAAAAAAGAATGGGCCTTTTTATTATGAAAATGGTATTGTTACACTCGCTATTTTTATTCATCCAGATACGACTAACGATTTTAGATTTGCTCAAGTATATCATGAACAAGATACGCCGGAAGATTTATTTGTTCACTTCCATTCAGGCGGGTCATCGTTAGACTATAGTATAGAGGATTGGACAACCAGTTTATCATTTAATAACTTTAGATTTCTTAAATATTATTGGAAAGATTATTTCAAATCAATAAACGAAGTATCTTGGTCGGAAATGGAGAAGATTGATACTATACAAAAACAAATCAAAAAACATATCCAAGTCAATCACAAAGATTCTATTGATTATAAAAGGGATAGATGGATGAAAGGTTATTCAGATTTAGTTGGGCATAGTGGTAAGGGTCTTAATAAGAAAAACCTAAAGAATATCGCTAAGTTGGCTAAACAAAAGAACGATAAAAAATTAATGAAATTACTATCAGATTTAACAAATATATAATACTACTATGAAACTAAATGAAGGTATAATATACAATGTGGACAATAACGTACCACTACATAAGAATCCATACAGATATGGTTCAGTAAAGTTTTTTCAATATTTCAATGACTTAAGAAAACTTAAATTGGAATCTGTTAGTGATAATTTGAAATACTTTTTAGATTCTGATATTGGTAACGTTGGTAGATATAAAGGTGAACCTGTATTGTTAGATTTTCCAATACTAGCTGAAGCTGAGTATCAGAGTAAAAAAGTAGAACTGAATAAACCTAAACGCGGTGGTTCTAAAAAGTTCTATGTGTATGTTAAAAACAAAAAAGGTAATGTTATAAAAGTATCATTTGGTGCTAAAGGTGGTGGTGGTAAACTCGCAGTAAAACTTAAAGACCCAAAAGCAAGAAAAGCATTTTCCGATAGACACGATTGTCCTAATAAAAAGGATAAAACAAAAGCTGGGTATTGGTCATGTGCATTGCCAAGATACGCTAAATCATTAGGGCTAAGTGGTGGTGGTAGATTCTGGTAACCCATATAACGAAATAAGTAAGGGTAATAACACTTACATTAGAGAATTTACAGTAGATACGGATTCTTCAGAATTGGTATGGCATAGAGATAAAGAAGATAGGGAAGTTACAATACTAGAGGGTAATGGTTGGAAATTCCAACGTGATAATGAACTACCATTTATACTAAATAAGAGTGATGTTATATATATTAAAAAGGGTGAATATCACCGTATCATTAAAGGTAATACTAATTTAAAGATATCATTACTAAAGAAATTTTAATATTTATACTAAAGTATCAATGTGAAGTACATAAAGGATATATTAATTATTGGGTTGGTTATTTTAATAATACTATTACGTAGTTGTGGTGGTGATGTAGAGCCTGTTGTAATAACTAAAACGGAAATAAAATACGATACAATCACCAATGAAATAACAAACTACATTCCAAAACTTACGACTCGTATAATCAGACAGGTAGATACTGTAACAGATAGTTTATACATAGTAAAATATGATACACTATATGGTGATATCGTTATAGATACATCTAAGATTCTTGAAGATTTCTTTGCTCAATATATTTACAAAGATACGCAAGATTTTGATTCGGTTAAGTTTGTAATCAATGATACCATATCAAAAAATAAAATACTATCACGTGGTATAGATTATACATTAGTTAGACCTACAATAACGATAACTGAAAAACATTTCATAAACAGACGTGAATTTTATTTAGGATTGGGATTGATTGGAACACCACAAAGATTAAGTTTCATAGGACCTCAGATAAATTATAAAGATAAAAAGCGTAATTTATTTGGATTGGGTATTGGTATTGATAGTGATTTACAACCAGCTATATCTTTACAATATTCATATAGAATTGGTAAATAGTATGGCTAAGAGTATAAAAGAATTAATACGAGAAGAGTATATAAAATGTGCAAAAGACCCAATATACTTCTTTAAAAAATATTGTTACATCCAACATCCAAAACGTGGCAAAATTTTATTCAATCTATATGATTTCCAAGAAAACGCATTAGGTCAATTCAATGAATACCAATATAATGTTATATTAAAATCAAGACAATTGGGTATATCAACATTATCAGCTGGATATTCATTGTGGATGATGTTATTCCACGAAGATAAAAATATTTTAGTAATTGCAACCAAACAAGAAATAGCTAAAAACTTAGTTACTAAAGTTAGATATATGCATGAAAACTTACCATCGTGGTTGCGTGGAAATACAATAGAAGATAACAAACTTTCACTTAGACTTGGTAATGGTTCACAAATTAAAGCAACATCAGCAAGTGGTGACGCTGGTCGTTCTGAAGCACTATCAATGTTAATTATAGATGAAGCGGCATTTATCAAAGGTATTGATGAAATATGGGCATCATCACAATCTACACTATCAACCGGTGGTAAAGCAATTGTGTTATCAACTCCAAACGGTGTTGGTAATTTCTTTCATAAAACTTGGTTGAAAGGTGAAGAGGGTGATGAATGGAATCCTATTAAACTACATTGGACTGTTCATCCAGAAAGAGATAAAAAGTGGAGAAAGCAACAAACAAAACTATTAGGTGAAAAGATGGCAGCACAAGAATGTGATTGCGATTTCATATCATCTGGTTACACAGTTGTTGATGGTGAATTGCTAAAATGGTTTGAAGATACCCACATACAAACTCCAATAGAAAAACGTGGTTTTGATGGGAATTATTGGTTATGGTCACAGCCAAATTACACAAAAAATTATATTGTTGTTGCGGATGTTGCTCGTGGTGATGGCGCAGATTATTCAGCATTCCATGTAATTGATGTTGAAACGGTAGAACAAGTGGCTGAGTATAAAGGTAAGATAGAAACTAAACAATATGGTAATCTGTTAGTAAATGTTGCTACTGAATGGAATGATGCATTGTTAGTGATTGAAAACGCTAATATTGGCTGGGCTGTAATTCAAGAAGCAATAGATAGAAACTATAAAAACTTATACTATTCATATAAGGAATTTGGATATGTGGATGAAAATATACATTTACAAAAGGCATATGATTTAAAAGATAAATCACAAATGGTACCTGGATTTTCAATGACAAGTAGGACTAGGCCGCTGGTAATATCAAAATTAGATACTTATATGAGGGAGCGTGTACCAATTATACGTTCAAAACGGCTGATTGATGAATTATTTGTATTTATTTGGAATGGTAGTAGAGCAGAAGCTCAGCGTGGGTATAATGATGATTTGGTAATATCATTCTCAACATCGCTATGGGTTAGAGATACCGCCTTAAAACTAAGACAGCAGGGTATTGAGCTAAATAAAAGGGCACTATCTCTAACAACTAAAAATTCAGGTGTATTCAAAACTACATCTAAAAAAGCTACCGATATGTGGAATATGAAAGTTGGTAAAAACAATGAAGATATTCGGTGGTTATTGTAAATGTATTTTTTTCAATATTTATATTTTGTAAGATATTATTAACTAAATTATATTATGGCAGATAAATCATTATTCAGTAGACTTCAACGATTGTTTTCAACACAAGTTGTTGTAAGGCGGCTCGGCAAAAACAAAATCAAAGTAGTTGACTCATCAAGACTTCAGAGCTCTGGTAATTCAGAAAGCTCATCTTACTATGATAGATACGGTAGATTACACGGCTCTAACTCAAAGAAGAATTGGCAAACTTACAATGACCGTTTTAATTATCATTCTAACAAATTAGAACTTTATACAGACTATGAAGCTATGGATAAGGATTCCATAATATCATCTGTTTTGGATATATATTCTGATGAATGTACTTTAAAAAATGATATGAATGATGTTCTTAGAATAAATTCATCAAATGAAAAAATAAAGAAAACTTTAAATAATTTATTCTATGATGTTTTGAATATCGAATTCAACCTATGGGCATGGATTCGTGGTATGGTCAAATATGGTGACTACTATTTATATTTGGATATCGATGATGAATTGGGTGTTGTAAATGTACAACCACTCTCAGTATATGAAACTATAAGAGAAGAAGGTTACGATTTGGATAACCCATATTCAGTTAGATTTGAAGTAGAACAACACAATACAAACCATCATTCAGTTAAAAGTAATACAAAATACTTAGAATCATTCCAAGTGGCCCACTTCAGATTAATATCTGATAGTAATTTCCTACCCTACGGCCGCTCTTTATTAGAAGGAGCACGGAAAACTTGGAAGCAGTTAACCTTGATGGAAGATGCGATGATGATACATCGCATTATGAGGGCGCCTGAAAAGCGAATCTTTAAAATTGATATTGGTAATATACCACCGGGTGAAGTGGATACATATATGCGTAATATCATAGACCAAATGAAAAAAACACCATATATAGATGAAACCACTGGAGACTACAATCTAAAGTTCAATCTTCAAAATATGTTGGAAGATTATTACTTGCCAATTAGGGGTGGTCAGAGTGGAACTGAAATTGATTCTCTAAGTGGGATGGAATTTGGTGGTATTGATGATGTTGAATACTTAAAAAACAGAATGTTAGCAGGTCTTAAAGTGCCAAAATCGTTTATCGGATATGATGAGGGTGTATCGGGTAAAGCTACGTTAGCTCAACAAGATATTAGGTTCGCTCGCTCGGTTGAACGAATCCAAAAGATTGCACTTTCAGAACTAACTAAAATAGCAATAATACATTTATACTCTCAAGGATATACTGATGCCGATTTGGTTAATTTCAACATAGAATTAACAAACCCATCGGTAATATATGACCAAGAAAAAGCAAATTTATGGTCTGAAAAAATTAGATTAGCTAATGATTTGAAAGATAGTAAATTGATATCTCAAAAATGGATATATGAAAATATATTCAATATGTCTCAGCAAGAGTGGCAAAAAGAACAATATGGCGTTATCAATGATTTGAAATTAGGGTTCAGGCAAGAGCAAATACAGAATGAGGGTAATGACCCATCGGTTACAGGTGAATCATTCGGAACACCACACGACCTTGCAACAATCCAACAAACAGAAAGTGGCGGTGATAGTGAAAAACCACAGTTTGAAAATGAAGTTCCAGATGGTGGTTGGGAAGGTGCTGGTAGACCAAAAGAGGGTGGTAATTACGCAACTGATAAATCACCATTTGGTCGTGACCCATTGGGAAATAAATCTATAAATAGTGAATCTACTAATGCTATGTTAGATTCTATGAAGATGAAGCTTAAAACTAAGAAAATTATAACAGAATCTTTAAAACCTACTGATAATAAAGATGAAATTGATATGTTAGATGAAAAAAATATATTGGAATCTGATATTTAGTATATTTATAGTTAACTTATAGTTTGTAAAAATTGATGTAATATAATGAAAAAACTTAAACACAACAAATATAGAAATACTGGTGTTCTATTTGAGCTTTTGGTAAGGCAGATAGCTACTGATACTTTAAACAATAGAGATTCAAACGCTACGGCTATAATCAAAAAGTATTTTAGTAATAATACTGATTTATCAAAAGAACTTAAATTATACCAAACTACAATCAACGAAGTATTTAATTCAGAATATAAAGCTAGTGAATTTTTAAATATAATACTTAACGAGCGCTCTAAATTAAATAAAAAATCATTAAATAGAGAAAAGTATAATTTAATAAAAGATATTAAAAATAAATATGTTTTAGAGGATTTCTTTAAATATAGAATTACAAACTATAAAGAAAATGCATCAATATATAAACTATTTGAATATTCAAGTAACGATAGCCCTAAACAACATATAGAATGTAAATCAACTTTGTTAGAGCATATGACTGGTAAATCTAAAAAATCTGTTGTAGAATCTAAAGTAAATGAAAGTTATTCAAAACAGCCTAAAGAAGTTAGATTACTCGCTTGGAAACTTTTAGTTGAAAACTTTAACGAAAAATACACAACGCTGACTAAAAAACAAAGAAGTGTATTAAAGGAATACATCAATTCAGTAGATAATTCTGAAAAGTTGAAATCATTTGTTGTTAAAGAATGTAATATCTTAGAATCCGCTCTAAATAAAATTAACATAACAGATGATGTTATAAAAATAAAAGTAAATGAAGTTACAAAGCTTACAGCCAAATTGAAAGAATCGAAAATAATATCAGAATCTCAAGTATTATCATTACTTAGGTATTATGAATTATACAAAGAACTGAAAAAGGTATATAAATGATGAAAAGTTTAATAAAAGAACTTAACGATAAATTTCAACAATATGAAGAAGAAGAATTGGATGAAGCGAATGTTACATCTAATTTAGATGGTGGTGAAGGCCCACCAAGAACGCCAATGGCATTTTCAAAATCTAACGATGAAGATGATTTGGATGATGACACAATTGAAGTGTTGGGTTACAAAAAATCCAAAAAATCCAATAAGCATACACAAGCAATGGAAGCTTTTGAAACTAAGATGGAATCATTAATCAACGAAATATCTTATAAAGAATACAAAAAAGATGATTCAAGAAAGGATTATCAAAAAATAAACGATTCAATCAAAAAGATAAATTCGATGATGTATAAAATGGAACGTATTGTAAACCAAAATTCAAAATTAAAACAAGAAGCAGGTGTACACAACGGACAATATTGGAAATCAACACAAGCTAGATTTCAGAAAATATCTGAAAGAATGGTTAGAGTTGCACGAAAAATAAAAGAACTAAGCTCATAACAAGGAAATGATGAAAAGACTATTAGTAGATACACAAAATTTCAGCTTAACAAAAGCACAAATCAATGAGGCTATTGCAACTAATGGTGGTAGGTTAATAGTAGAGGGTGTCTTACAAAGGGCTGAAGCTAAAAACCAAAATGGTAGGGTATATCCAAAAGAAATCCTAATGCGTGAAGTATCTAAATACAAAGATAGAGAAATCAAAGAAAATCGTGCTTATGGTGAATTAGACCATCCGGATTCATCGGTGGTGGAATTAAAAAATACATCACATATAGTTAGAGATGTATGGTGGGATGGTAACGATGTGGTTGGTAAAGTTGAAATTCTAAAAACTCCAGCCGGAAACATCCTAAAAGAACTATTGGAAGCTGGCTGTACAGTTGGTATATCATCACGTGGTATGGGTTCAGTAAAAGAATCAAAGGGTGGCACTGTTGTAGTAGAAGATGACTTTGATTTAGTTTGTTGGGATTTTGTATCTAATCCATCTACACATGGTGCATTTATGAGACCAATAAACGAATCAATAACATCTAATAAATTAAAATCATATAATAAAATCAATAATATAATACGTGACATCATTTGTGAGATTGATGGCGTTTGTTGTTTATAATTAAAATAGGAATCAAAAATGAGTATCAAAAAGAATAGAGAATTGATGAATGAACAAATCAAACGACTAAGAGGTGAACTTAAAGAATCAGTAAACGAAAAATATGATGGCCCAATGACCATAAAAGTACCAGCTGACGAAAAACTAAAAATTGGTAGTATAATTCGAGCCGAAGATGAACAAGGTAAATCTATATTAGCCAAAGTAGTAAAATATTCAGGTAAGGGTAAGAGAGGAACTAACCATTATATCGTTGAACCTGTAAAAGGTGCTGCAAAAACATGGAAGCAACTCTATGGAGAATCAGTAAATGAAGCCAAACTTAACGAATCATCGGATGAAGCTTTAACAGATAAAGAGCAAGAGATGGTTAGAAAAGCTCTAGAACGAGCAACGGGTGTAAGAGTAGACTCCGAAACTACTCAGACTAGATACGATTCGGGTACTAGCGATTTTCTATTTGCGGGTGGTGATGAAATGATGTTATATATTGGGTTTGGTGATGATGATGGGTATTATGTTAGTATTGACACTTATGACGACCAAATAGCATTTGAATCTACTACTGATTTTAAAAGTGCGTTAAAAGCCGCAGTGAAAATGGCTAAGAAACATAAAAAAAGATTAACTACAGAATATAAATCAGTAAATGAATCCACAATGGATGACGCTATAGAACTATTAAAAGAGTTTAAATCCCAAGCATACTTCAATGGGAATATGAAAATAGGTCAAGTATACTCTAACCCATACGCTCGCTCATTTGTAAATGAAAAGGGTGAGGAAATACAACGAGAATCTGGACTTAACTTAGAACAAAAACAAGCGTTTTTAGAAGCAGTTAAATCATACAAACGGTATAGTGAATCTATCTACAGAAATCGAGATTTAAAAGAGGTATACCAATCAATCAAAAACGTGGTGGAAGTAGCACAAAAAATGACTATTGATGAAACGCAAGATTGGTTCGATGGTGTTACTGTAGGTAGACATATGAAAAGGATGAATGAATCTTTTAAAGTATTTGAAAAAACACTTAAAGAAGTTTCTACACTACAACAAAGATTGGAATCAGCATACGATGAAATTGGTGAAGTATTAGGAAAGTACTACGAAATCAACGAATTGGAAGAAGGTAATGAGTTTGGTGCTGCAAGAGCAAAAGCAATCGCAAGTGGTGAAGATTCATTTGAAGTAGATGGTAAAACTTACAAAGTAACTGGTGTTGATAAAGAAGATAAAGAAAACGCTAAGAAATTCGTAGGTGAATCAACAAACGAATCCACAAAACTAACTGATATACTCAAAAAAAAAGTTAAATCAGTAAACGAAGCAGTATCATCTTCTAAGATAAAAGCATCATTAGATAAAAAGATTGATTGGGCAAATATAGCCGATGATGAAATTAAATTATATCCCAATCCAATTAGAATAGAACCAGATAAATTTGATGCGCAACTTAAAAAATATTCCAAAGCATTTAAAAATCCATTGATTTATTTATATGGTACGACAGCTAACAAATATAATACAACTGCACTTTTTGCAGTAGTATCACGACTTAAAAGTACTACTAAAATAATCTTTATGAGTGATAAATACGCTAAGGCATATGGTAAAGGTTCATTGAAAGATTCAGATATTAAAGGTGTTTTAAAAATGAACTCTTTGATAGCTAGCAATGCAGAACTTAAAGAATCAGTAAACGAAGGTTGGGATGTAAAAGATGGTAACTTTAGATTTGTATCAAAAGATGGTTCTGTTACCGTATCATATAAAGGAAAGAAAATCGCTGGTGGTGATTTTGATAGAGGTGCTGATGCTTATTTTGTATATAGTGATAAAAAATCAATCGCAAAAATTTTAGATACCGGTATTAGTTTAGTTCCTAGGGGTGGCTCTTTTGATGATAAAGAAGAAGTTTTAAAATACTACAAAAAATTATTCAGAGAATCAGTAAACGAGTCCAATGAACTCAAAAAATTGGAAGATGCTATAAAAATGTTTCAAGATAAAATTAAGAAACAAGGTATGGTCACTAATGCACGAGATGAAGAACACTTAGCTCGATTGAAAAAGATGTATAATAAAATGGGTGGTAAGTTAGAATCAACAAACGAATCCACAAAACTAACAGACCTACTCAAAATAAAAGTTGAATCAGTAAACGAAGCCAAAGATACTTATTTCGATAGTGCAACCGAAGCTGTAAATTATGCCAGAAAAATGATTGAAAAGCGTGGATTTGAAATTGATGAAGATGATTGGCAATCACAAATAGGACTAGGTGGTAGACATGGTAGAATTAGACCAGGCACAGAAAAAAATACAGATGCTACTATCGGATTATTAAAAAATGGTAAACCACAGCGAAAAGCATTACAGATTTCATTATATGGTATGCCAAGTGGTAAGTACGAATTGACATACTACGTAAACTAAGTTAATTAATTAATTTTTAATATTTATATACAATAAAAACAATAAAAACAATTATGAAAAAATTATTAGTATTAGTATCATTCATCATAGTATCATGTGGTGATACATCAAATGGTGATGTTTTAGGTGTAGAATTAGATGTAGTTAGTATTACACGAGATTGTAAAGATAGTTGTTCAGTAGATAGCTGTATACATAAATTAGATACATTAAACGAGGTAAAATAAATGAAAAAAGTATTAGATAAAGCAAAGGAAATACTAAAGCACAAATTCGCAGTGCCGGTTATATCAGTAGTATTAGCTGTATTACTTACACCAATATCTACAATTTTAGGTGGTATGTGTTTAGGTGTATTATGTTATACTGTAGCTAAAATAATTATAGATTCAAATAAATAATAATGTCAGAAAGAAAGTTTTATAAAAAGGTTACAAAACAAGATATGATTGTATGGGGTAATCCCAATGCAGTAAAAGTTGTAGATGGTAATTTGGAATTAGCAATAAAGTTTTGGAAGCGTAAGTTAAAAGACTCCGGTAAGTTGCAAGAATTAAAAGATAGACGATACCATATCAAGCCATCTGAAATACGTAGAAAACAAATTCAAAATCAAATTAGATTGACTAAATTTAAAAAATGATAAACACTTTTATCGTTTTTGATTAAACCATACTATTTATGGTAGTAATATCGTTTCCAAATAAGCGATTGATATATAAAACAACACATCTATTAAGATTTAAAATAATCTTATTTCCGTAAAAAATTTAAGGAGAATAAATGGCAAGAAGAGACTTGTTATCAGAAGCAATCGCAGATGCGAAGGCTGTAAAAGAAACTGCATTAGCAAATGCGAAATTGGCTTTAGAAGAAGCGTTCACACCAAAACTTCAATCTATGATTTCTGCTAAATTAGCTGAAGAAATGGATGATGAGATGGAAGAAATGGGTCATGAAAAAGAAGAAGGTTACCACGAAGAAGAAATGGAAGAGCCGGGTGATGAAACTTTAGCGATGGCTGATGAAATGGATGACGACGAAGATTTAGAAGAAATCCTAAGAGAATTGGAAATCGGTGAAGGTTACCACGAAGAAGAAATGGAAGAAGAAATGGAAGATGATTTAGAGTTAGAATCAATTATTCGTGAACTTGAAATGGAAGATGCACATGAAGAAGAAAAAGAAGAAGGTATGCATGAAGAAATGGATGATGATGAAGAACTTGATTTGGATGAGGTAATCAGAACTCTAAGAGAAATGGCACATGAAGAAGAAATGGAAGAAGAAATGGAAGATGATTCAGAAGAAATGGGTCATGAAGATGAATTGGACGAAGCTTATAAAACTATTGAAAGTTTAAGAGCTACTATCAATGAAGTAAATCTTTTAAACGCTAAACTTCTATATACTAACAAATTATTCAGAACTTATGACTTGAACGAAAATCAAAAAGTTAAAGTACTTGAAAACTTTGATAGAACTTCATCTGTAAGAGAAGTGAAATTAGTATTTACTACATTGGCTGAAAATCTTAATGTAGCTAAATACAAAAAAGTAGTTGTAAGAGAAGGTTACGCTTCAAAAAGTATTAAAAGTTCTGCTCCTAAGAAGCAAATCATAACAGAAACAAATGATTTATCTTCAAGATGGAAAAAGTTAGCAGGATTAAAATAATTTAAAAACATTTAATTTATTAAGGATAAGTAATGAACATAAGAAACATTTTAAACGAAGGTTCATCTCATACATCTAAACTAAGAGAAGTAACAAATGGTTTAGTTGCAAAATGGGAAAAAACTGGATTATTGGAAGGGCTATCATCTGAGTTAGACAGAAATGGTGTTGCAACCCTATTGGAAAACCAAGCAAAACAATTGGTAAAAGAGGCATCTGTTAATGGTGTAGTATCTAATTCTGAAGAATGGGCTGGTGTAGCTCTACCATTAGTAAGACGTATTTTTTCTGAAATCGCCGCAAAGGATTTTGTAAGTGTACAGCCTATGAACTTACCATCAGGACTTGTATTTTATCTTGATTTCAAATATGGAACGGGTCAGCCTGGATTTACTACAGGTAGTGGAAAAGATTCACAAGCGGATTCTGTATTTGGTGTAACTGATACTACATCAGACCCATCTGGTGGTTTGTATGGTGCCGGTCGCTTCGGATACTCTATAAACGAACAGGTAAGTGCTGCACAAACACTTGCTGGCGCAGTTGGTACTAACAATTATACAACAGCATCACTTGGTGTTGCTGATTATAACTATGACACTACATTCTCCCAGTCGAATGCAGCTGATATCGCAAGTGGTGTTATTTCTAAGTTAACAATCCAAACTGCATCAATTGATGGATTTGATACAAAAGGTATCAGAGGGTTTAGATTGACTGGTGTTGATGACCAATTCCCACAATTTACTACTTTAAGTGGTGGAAACATCGTATTTGTTGCTAAAGATGCAGCATTCGGTAGTATTACTGTTAAGTATCACAAACAACCTACTGATATATCACGTGGTGATTTCGAACAAACAAAAGCTGGATTTAATGCAAGTCCTGAAACTGATTTGGAAATTCCAGAGTTGAACGTAGAAATGAAATCAGAAGCAATTGTTGCTAAAACTCGTAAGTTGAAAGCGCAGTGGACGCCTGAATTCGCACAAGACCTTAACGCTTACCATTCAATTGACGCTGAAGCAGAATTAACATCAATGTTATCTGAATATATTTCACAAGAAATTGATTTGGAAATTTTGGATATGTTAATTCAAGACGCTAAGACCACTGGGTTTTGGTCAACGCAAGTGGGTCGTGAATGGAATGGCTCGGCATTCGCCGATTATTCAACAACAGCAGCACAAGCATCATCTTTCAATCAGGGTGCATGGTTCCAGACATTGGGTACTGTAATTGCAAGTGTATCTAATAAGATTCACCAAAAAACACTTCGTGGTGGTGCTAACTTCTTAGTTGTATCTCCTGAAGTTGCGACTGTTATTGAATCAATTCCTGGATATGCTTCATCAGCTGATAATGGTGATGCACAATTCGCATTTGGTGTTACTAAGGTTGGTTCACTATCTAATAGATTCCAAGTTTACAAAAACCCATACATGAAAGAGAATGTAATCTTAATGGGATACAGAGGAAACCAATTCCTTGAAACTGGTGCTGTTTACGCTCCGTATATTCCATTGATTATGACTCCATTAGTGTACGACCCTAAATCATTTACTCCAAGAAAAGGTGTTATGACTCGTTACGCTAAGAAGATGTTACGTGGTGAATTCTACGGTAAAATCTTTGTAGATGGTTTACACAAAATTCAGTAATTAATTTATTGAAACATATTTTAAAGAGTGGCTTTACGGTCACTCTTTTTTTATGCCATATTCTAACCTTTAATATTTAATAAACCATATTTATAATAAAGGTTATTTTAAAACGGAGAGAATATGGCAGAT